TTAATTTTCTGTTTCATCTTTATCTAATTTTAACGCTTTTTCCATGTGGTCATCAAAAACTTTAACAACTTGATCACGTGACTTTTGAGTAACGTGTGCATAAATTCCTAAAGTCGTATTTATACTTTTATGACCTAATCTTTCTTGAACGTCTTTCGGTGATACACCAGCTTCAATTAAATTAGTTGTATGCGTATGTCTAAATGTATGTGGTCGAAACTTCTTATCTTTTATGCCAACGGCTTCACATGCAGCACGAAATCTTTTATAAACTAATCCATTTTTATAAGGATCTCCAAAGTGGTCACAAAATACAAATCCTTCATCGATGTATTGTTCACCAAACACTTCTTTAGTTTGTTTTCGTTTCTCTATTATCGCTTTTAATTCTACAGCAAGCGTGTCAGAAAATGAAACGATTCGACTAGTATTATTTTTAGGTGGTATCAGTTGGTGACCTCGTTTTTTATCATCTGGATTAAATAATGTTTTTGTGACACGTAATTCGTTTTTCTCGAAATCTATATCATTCATTTTCAAAGCCATTACCTCACCAGGTCGCATACCTGTATAATACATCGTAAGGAAGAATTCATAAGAATCTTTGTATTTATATCTATCTGACTTAAATTCTTCAAATATCGCATTTGTATCTTCTTTAGAAATTGATTCCTCGAAGAACTCTGTGCTTTCTAAATCTTCAACGGTGACGAGAGGTTTAGGATACGAGCAGTTTAGAGCAGGATTTACGCTTATTATTCCGTTTTTTAAAGCATAGTCTATTATTAAGTTTAAAGTCCCTTTAACACTCTGTGTGTACGCCTTAGAGTATATTCTTGTACCTAGCAACATTTCGTCTATAACATTCTGGCACATTTTATGATTTATCTTCTTAATTTCTATTTGATCAAAGAAATCGTACAACTTAACTAAATTTGTTTTTCTTGATTTATAAGTGCTGATTTTCTCTTTCTTCTTATATTCTTCCATAAATTTCTCTGCTACCTGTCTAAAAGTAGGGCTACCACTATTTAATGCACCATATTGACCAAGCATCGCCATTCGTTTATCATATTCAGCCTCAGCACGCTTAATAGCTTCTCTTTTATTTTTATGACGTCTTGTTATCTGCTGTCTTTTGCCTGTAACTGGGTCGCGAGGGGCTTCTAAAGTAACTTTATACTTACCATCTTCTAACTGTTGAATATGCATCTTCTACACCCTCTCTAAGCCGACAAGCTTATTACTTTTTGCGCGATTGATTAACATTTCAACTCTTTTAGTAGCATGCTCTTGTGATACTCTGAAATAATTCATAATCGATTCCACATCAAAAAGATTATATTCTACGATCAATCGTTCAGGCATCATAAAGAGTAGGGCGAATTTATCAGCTTCATATTCCTGCATGGCAGTATAAGAAGGGCGCATATCCCGTTGATTACCGACGTGTAGGAAATAATGTCCTAATTCATGTGCAAATGAATGCCACATCTCCTGTTCTGTACCGAATTTGATAAATATAATGTCGTTACCATTTTTATTCATATAGCAACTCTGAATATGATTGAAAGCGATGTGAATGTTATAAATATATGCGAGTGATTCAATACTTAAATCTTCTGCTCGTTCGATGATATAGGCAGTGATGTCGTTAACTAATTCTTCAATTCTCATATCTGTCTATCTCCTTTAATAAGAATGTATGTACTATTTTAACATAAAATACGAACGTGTGTTCTGTTTAGAGTTATAAAAATAGCCGACCAATAGGGTACTAGTGGTCAGCTAGTGGAGGTTATTTAGTTAAAGGTATTTCAATTTTTTGTTCAGGAGTTATTTCATCCATAGTTTCTGGGTCTAAGTACGCTCCAGCTATAAATGTAATATTTTTAATATCTTTTACATTACTATTTTTCAAAAGATAAACAACTCTACCTTCTGATTCAACTGCACCTTTCATCTCAGTTACAAGACCTGTATCCAAATTAAATGATGCAGGTGCAACTTGTTCTCCCGTATCAGTTACAATTTCATCTTGATCTGGATAATAATCAGCGTTTTGATCGGTATTATTTTTTAATTTCATATATACTATAATCATTTGAGCTTCATCGCCAACTTTATATCCTTCAAAGTCATAAGAATTATCTTCTGTTACAGGTTCCGTTGCTGTTTCAACTTTTGTTATTGAGAAAGTAGCAGGACCAACTTCGATACTTCTATCTACTTTAAAAGTATCCACTAAATCAGATGAATAACCATCACCATCTGGATCCTCCGTAGCAGTATCGCTGTTAGATGTACCATCTTGAGAATTATCATCAAATATTTCTTTTAAATCTTTACTTTTAATCCCTTTGCTCTCATAATATTTAATTGCTTTTTCAAGATTATCTCCAGCTTTAGCGACTTCATCTCTTTTGGTAAAATCATCTATTTTTTTCTGAAAATCTTCTTCGCTCATATCTCCGGCAATGACTTTTCTCATATCGTCAGTCATGTTGTTAATCATGTCTGAAAACATACCGATGCCTTCTGAAATATATTGGAGATTTATTTTATCTTTTGGTTTAAGATTATTTTCTTTTATATAATTTTCAATTTCATTTTTATTACTTAGCATCTGATTTGCTGATGCCTCCATATTTCCCGGAATATCATCACTCATGCCACCACCTTCAGCAGCAGTTTTAAAACTTTCAAAATTCATCGTGATACCATCGATAAAATATTGGACATCTTTTTTCAATTTTTCATCACTAATATACTTTACTGTTTCTTCGCTTTTCTCTATTTTAGTTACACCTTTATTTTCTTGCTTATCTTGTCCACACCCAGCCAATAAAATACTCAAAGATAATGCGCTAATAAATATTTTTTTCATTACATTTCTCCTAATCTATTTGTATTTATCTACACAAGAAATGATTATTTCGCGATGATTCAATAAATCAAAAGGTTTTTCAATGTTGATAACAGTTTTTTCTTCATTATTTAATACAATTTTATTATTATTTTTACCTAAATATGCGCGAACAATCCATTTTCTGATATTATCGTCAATTAAAATATTAAAATAACTTTGATTATCTCTATAATACACTCTATCTGCTGGTAAGACGTCATTTAAAATAACTTTAATAATAGCGTATGTTTCTAACTCTTCGGGTGTTGTTGTTATCTCCGGAGAATTTTTAGTTGATTCTTCTTTAACGTCAGTATTTTCAATATCTTCATTTATATTAATTTTAGGACTAGCGCCCGTGTTATTAAGTGCTGCATTAAGCTTGTCAGTAACCTTATCTTTCATCATTAGATTGAATGTATGTTTTACAGTTGAATTAAAACGATCTATTACAGCTTTAGTTTTCACACCTTCATAAACATGGTTCAAAATGTGTTTAACGAAATCTTCGTTAGGGTTTTCTAATTGTTCATTTAAATAATTTCTAATAAGGTTAACATATTTTAATTCATATGCAGAACTCGATATATTTTCGATATCGAAATTCTCTTTAGTGAATTTAAAAAGTTCTTTTATGTGATTTTCTTTTAAGTGTAAAATGTTAAAAATGAGAAATGGTTTAGCATCCATTTTATTAGGTTCTTCTAAATCTGTAAAAAATCTATATTCGATACCATTTGTAAGAATTCCAAACTTTGAAGTACTTGTTCCAAAGTATCTAAAAAGTTGCGAATCATGATTAGTTAGTTTTTCATTAACTGATTTACATTCAATTAGTATTACAGGTAATTCATTATCAATTATTGCGTAGTCTACTTTTTCACCTTTTTTAATACCAACATCAGCTATAAATTCTGGCGTAAATTCAAGTGGATTGAAAACATCATATCCTAGTGTTTGAAAGAAAGGTAATACTAATGCGGTTTTTGTAGCTTCTTCGGTATTCACACTATCTTTAAGTTTTTCAACACGTGCTGATAGAACTTCTAAACTTGAAGTAAATTTCTCCATAATAATCCCCTTATCTACTTATATTTTATCTATTCTTTTTTGCCTTAGCGATTAAAAATTCAGCCTGTTCTAATAATGATTGTTCTATTTTCTTTTGTTCTTCTAGTGGTAATTCCTTAAAACCTTCAGCATGATTCATTAAAAAAGAATCAGTATTGTTATTGTCGTGATCTAAAAGATAATCTATCGAAACATCTAATTCGTTAGCGATAAGTTTTAATTTATCAAAATCAGGAGAACGTGTTCCGCTTTCATATCTTGACATTACTGCATTTGAAACGCCAATTTTATCCGCTAATTCTTTTTGCGTAATCCCTTTTTTATTTCTATAAGTTTTTATTCTTTTTCCTAAAATGTTAGACATATTACCACTCCAATCTACTATATTAATATTACCATATTGGAAAATAAAATAAATTTCCTTTTTGGTAACTATAATAGTTGACATTACCTAAATGGTAATATATTATAAAGTTACCGATACGGAAAGTGAGGTGAAATTAATGGTTTATCAATTAGTAAATGTTAATAAAATTAAATCTGTAAGAGAACAATTAGGTATTTCAATTGAAGAAATGTCAAAGAAAATGGGATTTGCAAGTTATCAAGGTTATTACAAAAAAGAAGTTGGTTTAAGGCAATTCTCCGCTACTGATATATCAAAGATATCAGCGATTTTAAATCTATCATATGATGAGATTTTTTTTGATCCTAAAGTTACCAAAAAGGCAACACTTAAAAATGACCAGCCAGGTGACCAAACCCGACTGGCATAAACCATCAATTAAGCGACCAAACTTAATTGTACGGTGTGACTAACACCGTAACTAAAGTATAGACCATAACCACGTAAACAATAAAGACTAAAAAATATTCAAAGGAGAAACAATCATGTTCAAAAGTATACAAAGACACAGAGAACGTACTAATAGAACGCAGGAACAAGTAGCAGACATGTTACTGACTACTAAACCTAATATCTGCAATATCGAGAAAGGACGTCGTAACATTTCGTCTGAAATTTTGATGACGAGTTACGAAAGAAGCGATGATCCAATCCTAATTAAAGAAATGTCATACGAATTCTCAAATGGTTATACGACACCTGCACCGTCAGAAGTAGTATTTGATGACCATAGAATTTGCATTAAAGAAAGATTAATAAGAGAAATCAACGAAGTATTAGATGTATTACAACGTACAAGAATAGATAAACGTCCAGAATATTGTACCAAAGAAGAACTAGAGAGCATTGTACGAACGATTTCTGAAACTTACGACGTTTTATTTGAAGGACAAGCTTATATCGACAAAGCAATGATTGATTATCACTTGAATCCACAAGATTTAACAAGAACACGCAATCAAAGATACAAAATGGAACGCAGAATATGAGGTGATTAAATGTTTGCGCCTGAATTTACTGACAAAATTGCTGATCAAGTTATCGAAGTAGTTGAAAAGAAGTTAGAACAGAAGCAGTTACCACCAACATTAAATGGAACTGATGCTGCAAAGTTCATCGGAGTATCCTCATCAAAGTTTAACGAGATTATTCACATGGATGATTTTCAATTCGTAAAAATCAAAGGTATCAGCAGTAGATATAGTACTGCAAACCTTATCAAATGGATAAACGGAGAAAGGAGAATATAGATGATTAAATTGAACATTGTCTCATTATTGATTGCATTGGTATCAACATTGTTTTGGCAGTTCGTAGCATTATTTATCCCTAGTGATACTGGACTGATTTTAGGAATGACGTTTATTACGTGGTTAATTTTATTATCTGTTTACATGGTAGACCAAGATATTAAGAAGGGGGTGTAATTATCGATATTAAAAATTTATTGATGAATATACCAGGTTTCAGAGATTTAAATGAAAGTGAAAAAAACGAAATTATCGAAGAAATTTCTGAATACGCAAAAAACCTTATCGAAGAAGCTCACGAACGAAGAAAGTTGGAGGATAAAAATGAATGAAATAACTCTAAGTAATGAATTGCCTGTGATTGAATTTGAAATAACTCAATACCAAAAACAAGCTGGCGAATCCATATTTGAAATAGGAAGACGTTTAAAGCACGTGAAAGAAAATGATTTAATTCATGGTCAATGGGAAGATTGGTTGTCATCAATGAATATGGATAGAAAACAAGCTCATAAGTTCATCAAAGTCACAGACGAATTTTCTAATGTCACGACGTCGGGACAAATCAGTATGAGTGTGTTATATGAAATGACATCATTACCAGAACCCGAACGTACTAAAGAACACATCACATCAAGTGGTGAAGTAAAAACACCTGATGAAATGACCGTACGCGAACTAAGAGAACTTAAACGTCAACTTAAACAAAAAGAAGATGTTGAAAAACAACTTCAATCTCAATTGAATCAAGCGAAGAAATCAGAACAAATCGCAATTAGTCGATTGGAATCGTTAGAAGAAAACAAACCTGATGTTATAGAAAAAGAAGTAGTTAAAGAAGTTGTCAGAGAGGTAGTTCCAAAAGAATTACAAAAACAACTTGAAGATTATAAAAATAAACTGCATCGAGAATCGCAAAGTGCTAATGAATTAAGAAACGAATTGGCGAAATTCAAAGAATCTTTTTCAGATCCAGAAAGAGCGAGTGATGAAATGGAGCTTAAACGACTCGAGCGCGATTCGAGTATTAATGCTTATAAAATATCCATCAGCATCCAAAACTTTATTAAAGAAAATTCGGTGGAAACGTTTAGATTAGAGTCGGTTATTAAGGCAAATCCTGAATCAAAGAAAAGATTAGAGGAGAATATTGAGTTACTCGAAGAATTTACAACAAATATAAAAGCATTGATGAATGGAAGAGTCATCATAAATTAGGAGGAAAATAAAATGGTAAAACAAATCAATGATGTAAGTAGATTGCATGTAGTACAAGAAACTTTAAAGCGACAAAACGAACTAGGGAAGCAAATGGAAGTTATGGTTGGTGAAATGATTAAGTTGAAAACAGATGTCATTGAAGAAGTTACTGAAATGCGTTCGTTAGTTTCAAGTGTTAAAGAGGAAATCACGATTAATTACGAACAACAAAAAGCAATCCAATCAATTATTCAATCGAAATCAATAAATTTTACCGAAACATACTTTGCTAGTGGTTATGGGAATGTCGATGAAAAATATCGCGATGATTTATTTAAGAAGAAAAAAGGTCAATTTACTCATGCTTTATATAAAAGATTGAAAACACATTTTAATATTCCAAGATATACATCTATCAAAAAAATAGATTTCGAAAACACTAAAGAATTTCTTAAATCAATTGAGTACAGATATATCAAACCAGATGAAATTGAAAATAAAGCAAGCTGGAACATACCAGGACTTGAGATTTAGGAGGTGGTATGATGACAAAAATTTATGAGTTCCCAGTAAACCCTCAAAAATTGACCGACAGAGAAAAGTTAGAAGTAGTTGAAAACTTAGCGTTTATTGTTCATGACTTTGATTTCGAAAATGCAACTAAAGAGCTAAAAGAATTAGACTTCTTAAAATATGACGATGATGTATCGTTTATAATCTTTGCACTTGAACGTTTAAATGAAATGCAGGGAAACCACGAAACAAAAGTAAAGAAAGACGATGAAAACATCAAATATCACTTCGTAAATGATATTCCTATTGGAATAACAATCGAAAATAAATTTACTAAAAAATCTACTTATATTAGCAAAGATAGAGCTATTGATACCATCTTGCTCGCTGATGATGTTTCCACAGCTTTGCAGTACGCAAAAGCTGCTAAAGAATCATTTTACGGTTTTGGTGATGCGTTGTTTGACCATAAAATCGATAACTTAATTAGATTGTTAGGTGATGCACAATGACACCAGCAACACGCTTAATCACTCTTATCACACTAGGCACACCATTCTTTACGCAAACTGATTTAGAGATGCTGGTAAAAGAAAAAGGCGACCCCTTATATACCATCTACGAAGATGACAATACAGGTATCGCTTATTACAACGAAGTTATCGGACTTTAAAGGAGGTGAAGCGATGATACCGGATAATTTATCAGAATTACAACGTTTAGAGCAGTTATGGGAACAATGGGACGAAGAATCAGAACAAGAAAATGAAGAAAACTTTTTCAGAGATTATCTTGAAGAATAAAAAAAGCACTGATATAGGGATCAGCGCAATTGGATTTTGTATGCATCCTTATTATATCAAAGTGCGGAAAGGACTTCAATTATGAAAAGAACTCTTATTAACTTTATTGAGTTACTGATGGATTTGAAGGAATCAGGAATCGAAGTTGAATTTACTGTAAAGAGTAATTATATCGAAGGCAAAGTACTCTTCTATGAGATATGGCGATTCGATTATTACTTAACTGAAGATGAGTTTAAATGTTTTAAGCATGATTTATACATGCGTCAACGCGATTACAAAACATTACTGGAAAACGAAATGCAATTAGCATTATAAAAAATATAACTGGAGGAAATACACATGAACAATTTAATGAACGCTTATGAGAATCAAAACACACCACAAACACAAGGAACAGGTAATACTCTAGCTCAGGCATCAGCATCAAGAGAAATGGAAGAAGTTAAAGGACAAATCTTCATGGCAAAGCAATTCCCACGTAATATTTTCCAATCTGAACAACGCATCTTAGACAACTGCAAACGTTCATCATTAGCACAAGTTGCAGTATATAGCTACCCGAGAGGTGGCACGAAAGTCGAGGGTCCATCAATTCGTTTAGCTGAAGTCTTAGCTCAAAACTGGGGGAATTTAGCATATGGAGTTAAAGAGCTAGAACAAAAGAATGGCGAATCAGTTGCGATGGCTTATGCATGGGATTTAGAAACAAACGTAAGACAAGAGAAAGTGTTTACAGTACCACACACACGCCATACGAAAAATGGTGCAAAGAAGCTAACTGATCCACGTGATATTTATGAATTAGTAGCAAACAACGGAGCACGACGACTTCGTTCTTGTATCTTAGGTATCATTCCAGGCGACATTGTAGATAAAGCTGTAGAAGAATGCAATAAAACGATGTCAGGTAACAACGACCAACCTTTAAGCGAACGTATTAATCAAATGCTACAAGCATTTAAAGAGCAGTATGGTGTGACTCAGACACAAATTGAAGCTTACTGTGGTTACAATATCTCAGGATTTACTGGTTACGATGTTGCGAAGATGATTAAAGTCTTCAACTCATTAAAAAATGGCATGAGTAAAGTTGATGATTGGTTTATCAAAGACGACAATAAGAAACCTTCTAAGCTCGAATTAGCGATGGATGATAAAAAGGTCGAAGAAAAGAAAGAAGTCGCTGAAACAAAGGCAGAGACACCGAAAACAGATACTAAAGAGAAAAAGAAACTGGAGGATGTAGCTGATGGAATTGAACAAGCAGAATTATTACAGTGATGAAGCAAATCAAGAATTCATGTCTGTAAGTACTTTCAAGAAATTTACTCAATGTGAGGCTGCCGCGATGGCATTCCTCGCAGGTGAGTATAAACAACCATCAACGCCAGCGATGTTAGTAGGTAACTTTGTACATTCAGCGTTCGATTCAGATGAAGCACATAAAGAATTTGTAAATGAACATTCAGATGTCATTTTCAATCGTAAGGGTGATTACTACAAAGATTATGCAATTGCAAAACAGATGATAGACACATTGAAAGATGATGAACTCGCAATGTTTGCACTTGATGGTGATAAAGAGGTCATTCTTACAGGTGAACTGTTCGGAATCAAATGGAAGTGTCGAATCGATAGCATCAATCATAATCGTAAAACATTCGCTGATATTAAGACGACACAAGACCTGCACAAGCGAATATGGTCAGATAAACACGGTGGATATGTAAGTTTTGTAGAAGCTTATGATTATGTATTTCAGATGTATATCTATCGTGAGCTAATTTTTCAAAACTATGGTGAATATTATGAACCATACATCGTAGCAGTAACTAAAGAAACACCATCTAATAAAGCAGTTATTGAGATAGCACCTGAACGATATACATTTGAAAGTAGTTTTGCTGAAGTTACGATGAAAGATTTCATATTGCCACTTTTGAATAATGAACGCAAACCGGATCGTTGCGAAAAATGTGAGTATTGCAGGCAAACAAAAAAACTTCGAGAACTTGGAGTAATCGAAATTGGAGATTTGTTAGCAGAATAGGAGGAATCAAAATGAATAGACTTCAATTATTAAAAATAACCCTCTTAATCATCGTCTTGGCGGAAGAGATTAAGAGAGTTATTGAAAGAAGAAAGTTAACTTATGGACATTTTACATTAGATGCCCAAGAGATATCTCAAAAAATTGATGAAATTTTAAAGAAATAACTTATTTAGTAGTGAAGTAACCTTCAGATTCCATTTCAGTTAAAACTTTATTTACTAGCTCTAGTGAGTATTGTTGGCTTATTTCAAATGATGCAGCTACTCCAGCTGTAGCATAATTTACCGTTCCATTATTACTATGCTTTTCAATTGTTTCTTTTGCAACTTGTGTTTCAAGAAAATGATTATTTACTTCGTTGCTGGATTCTAAAACTATTTCCTTAATACTTTTCATATTTTCACCCCCATTCTTATTAAGTTAAGAAAATTATAGCAGAAAGAAAGTGATTAAATGCCAAAAGCTAAACGATATTTTTGGTTGAAACTCAAAGAAGATTTTTTCAATCAGAAAGAAATTAAATTACTCAGAAAGATTGCTGGTGGAGATACTTATACAATTATCTACCTCAAACTTTTATTACTCAGCTTAAAAAATGACGGAAAAATTTATTTTGATGGCTTAACTGATGAATTTTCAGAAGAAATTGCACTTGAAATTGACGAATCAGTAGAAAACGTCACTGTAACACTTCAATTCTTGCAGAAGAAAGGTTTAATCGCATTTGATAATGATCATCAAGATGAATTTGAACTCACGAATATCGCATCAATGATAGGTAGTGAGACGGAAGATGCTAGAAGAAAACGAAAACAAAGGCAAAGAGAGAGTAACAAAGTAAGACACATTCCGGACAATGTCCCAAATGTGTCACACATAGGTCACACAGAGAAAGAGATAGAGAAAGAGAAAGAGATAGAGTTAGAGAAAGACAGAGAGAAGAGAAAGACTTCTCGTCCGTCGTCTTTCGATACCTATGAAAATGGTGGATATGGTTCATTAGATCCAATAACTATGGATAAGTTGTTCTCATGGATGGATGACTTTGGTGATGAGGGAGACATGATAGTAAGCAAAGCTTTAGAAATCGGAATTGAATCCAACGTTAAAACCTATAAATATGTTAATGGCATTCTTAAGAATTGGTACAACAAAGGTTACAAGTCGATTTCTGAGATTGATGCGAATGAAAATGCGAGACAATCATCAAAGCCACAAACTGATGAGAATAATCCCTATGCAAATCTTTACTAGGAAGTGATTGAATGAATAATCCATTCGAAGATGTAGCATCAAATATTCCGAGAAATAAAGTTAAAAAAGTATTATCCAGCATTAAAAAGCATTGCGATAAATGTGGAAGAAATTATGAGCACATCATTTTTGAAGATGAAAGCGAATTTAAATTAGGTTGTGACTGCAAGATGATTGCAGAAGGTAAAAGGCAACGCGAACAATTTGCAAAGTTACAACGTAAAAGAAAGGTTAACCAGGTGTTCAATAAATCATTAATCAATGAAAAAACGAAGAATGCGAGATTGAACAACTATGAACCAACAAATGAAAATCTTGCTAAAGCTCATAAAATTGCGAAAAGGTATGTTGAGAAGTTCGATTTAAATGAACCTCGATCATTATATCTACACGGAACGTTTGGTACAGGTAAATCTCATTTAGCTTATGCAATCGCTCATGAGATAAAAGAGAAAGGCTACACAGTTCTTTATATGAATGTCGCACAGATGATGTCAGCAATTAGAAGTAGCTATGACAAAAACACGGATTATAACGAATTGGACATCAAGAGAATGATCCAGGACGTTGATTTAATGGTGTTTGATGATTTAGGTGTAACAAGTTCAAAACATTCAGATGAAAACTTATTTGAAATACTTGATGCGAGAATAGGTAAGCACACGATTTATACAACAAACTTAACAGCAAGCGAATTTAGTGCAGATAAAAAAGGACAGCGAATATTCAGTAGGATTGCTGGCGATTCATACATGATTGATATGAATGGTGAGGATTATAGATTAAGGGGGTACAAAAATGCCTGAATTAAAAGAATTCGCGAAGTTATTCGATGAAGAAGAAGCGGTTAGAATCGCTAAAAAATTAGAAGGAGAAGTGGTTTAGATGAATATGGATCAAATCAATGAAATGAAAGATGCAATAAAGGAAGAAGGTAACTTTAAATCCCAAACCTATAAAGGTATTAAGTATGAAATTGTTAGACATGAGCATCTGGGCCATCTATGTGGTTATCTACATTACACCCCTAAAGATGATGAAGAAAGAAATATTATAGAAAGTTATTTTCATGGTGGCATCACTTACGAGAATGATGGGGTTATCGGGTTTGATTGTGCACACGCATCAGATCTATCGCTTGCAAAAATAGAATTAGATAAAAAACTCGGATTTGAAATGGCTAAATTTTTAAATCCTAAATATAGAACAATGCAATATGTTGAGGATATTCTCAAATATACAATCAATAAAATTGTGGTCAGCAAGAATGAAGAACCTGAAATGACGTATCAATGGGATTTCTCTAAGTTAGAAGAAATCAAGCGAGAACAGGAAAAAGAAGCAAAGATGAAAACAATCACGAAATACGCCGAAATGCTTTACAACGGTGGATTTACAGTACTATCTGACGAGCGTGTTCGAGAATTAAGAACGAAAGAACAAGCTTTGCACAAGTTGTCAGCTGGCATGGTATCTCTTTGTGAAGAAGTATTGGATGTGATTGATCGTGACTAAAGAACAAATCATGAGACGACTCAACTGTAACGAGAGATATGCACAATGCATGATTGATTGGGCATCAAATGAATTAGAGTTACGTGTCCTGGTAGCACAGAAAGACCATGAAAGACAAATCAGAGAGGGGTTAGTTGAATATGAGCCAGACGTTAGAGCAGTCGCAAATTAAACAGGAATTAACAGAACTTAAAGGAATTATCGTTGTTGCACGACACAATGTTCGTAACTGTTGCGAAGATGTCGATAGAAAACAGTTTTTGAACTTTTCAGATGAACTGATTAAAAAGATAAATGAAATTATGGAGGATGCAGAATGAAACAAATTAGAGTGATATTAGAAGGTAAATGGATTGTAGATAGAGTGTTACCAGATAAAGAAGTTGATGTAGTGGTTGATACATTACGAGAAGGGATGATGGGCCGTTATACATCAATGCAGTTTGATAAAAATAAATACATCGACCCGTCAAAAATTGTAGCAATTGAAGTAAATGAGGTGGAAGCATGATAAATAGTGTAAACGTGACAGGTCGAATTTCACAAGATATCGAATTCAGAGTTACGCCATCAGGAGTTCAAGTTGCAAGTTTCAGCATCGCAGTTAATCGATCATTCACTAATGCAAATGGGGAACGTGAAGCTGATTTCTTTAGAGTAGTTACATTCAGAAAAACGGCTGAGATGGTAAACAATCACTTGCACAAAGGAAGTTTAATCGGAATTTCTGGAAAGCTCCAAAGTCGCAGTTATGACGGTAATGACGGACAAAGAAAATTTGTTGTTGAAATCGTAGCTGAGAACATCGCATTCCTCGAACCAAAGAATAGTCAAAATAACGCAAATTCTAACGCGCAACAAACGAATTATAATCAGACGACAAATACATCATCTTATCAAAACAACGTCGCACAGGAGCAAAATAACGCAAATAATGGATATACGCAACCACCAACAAATAATCCGTTTGCGAATGCTACGGGGCCAATTGATATACAGGATGATTTACCGTTCTAAAGGAGTGAGTTCATGTCAAAGTTATGCCATGTAAAAGAAGATGTTACTGATAGCGAAAATAAATTTTTTGAATACGAAAAATCTAGAGGTGTTCCATTACCGACTAGAGAAACTTGTTGTAGAAGTTGTGCAGCTATAAATCTGTATGGTGAGATATCTATCGCTTTAGGCAAACAAACTAAGGATATACAAGATGAAGTGGCGAAAAGATGGTTTTGTCATGACACCCCTAATAAAGCTTGTAAAGGGATTAGAAATTATCTCGATAAAATCAATAAGGAGTGACCAGATGTCGAAATCAGAAACATATCACTTAAATTCAGATGTCGCAAAAGCTTTTGAGAAGATGTACCAGCTAGACAATTACTATTCAGAAGAATACGCATTACAGGAATTTTTAAGGAGTAAAGGTGTGCAAGGATACATCACTCTTATGACCAAAGAGAAAGATGGCATCAAAGTTAAAATGTGCATCGACAAAGACCGTAAGACCAGTAATAAATTCAACGTTAACCAGTTGAATCACACAATAAACCATGAATTATTCGACCAAGAGGTGAACCAATGAGTTTGCTAAAAAGATTTCACTTATTTAATCAAGATAAAGAGAAAGTGGCAGTAGTTGTACCTTATGGAACGAAAGGAACATTTTTCGTACAGGGATATAACACACACATTCTCAGACATGTCAGCAGAGAGATGACCAAAGAAGAATTACAGACATTTAAAGAGCAAAACAATTTATTGCATGAGGAAGAACTCGGACAGCTGAGTTTAGATATGTTCTTATGACGATAAAAAACATTAAAAGTGAGTTAGCTGAATACGAGGTGGGCGTTGATAACGTCACTCGTATTACACTCACTGATCACGGTTCTGATAAAACAATCATTTACAAAATTGAATATGAAACAAAGGATGCTTTGTATGTAGGCATGTTAGTGCCACATAGTGTAGTGTACTTTAATTTATAAAATCGGAGAGATAGATATGAAGATTGAAGTAAATACAAAGAGATTCGCTGAAATGATGAAGTTACAAAATTTAAACAACTATTCGCTCGCACCATTGGTTGATGTTGATAGAACGTATATATCAAAAATTAGAAACGGACATCGTCAACCAGGACGAGATGTTGCTTATAAAATAGCAAAAGTTTTCAAAATTGAATACAAAGAATTATTTACTGAAGTGGAGGACACCATTATGGCAGGTAGACCTAAGAAATATACAAAATTAGAAGAAATGACAATCATTCAGATTCACGAAATGACAAAAGATGTAAAAGTAGCTAAGAAACAAGCAGAAAAATTAGGTGTTTCATTAGCCGAATGGAACGCATTCAAATATAAACCTGAAAACAAAAAGCGATTAGATGCATTAAAGAAAGCAGAACAGAAAAAACAAGCAGATCTTGAAATGGGATTAGAAATTCAAGATGAACCAGTGATTAAAACTAAAACAGTTGCAACGATTGAAAAAGATGAAGTAGTTGTACCTCTTAACAAAAAGAAGGGTGCAAGCGAAATACCAGTTGTTGAAACGATTGAAAAATCGAAGTATGACGATTTAGAAAACAAATATTTAGAGTTAGGTATTTTAGAAGCTGCAAGACGAGATGAACTTGAATCATTAAAAAAGATAGGTCTATCTCATAAAAAAGAAAACGAACGCTTAAGAGACCAAATTGAACGTTTAAAGAAAAACAAAGCAGAAGCTGAAGAACAACAGAAGAAATCAACAAGTGAGTTAAACGAACGTTCAAGAAAAGCAGAAAACTTAATGCGTGCAGCTGAAACAAGAGTGGCGCAACTTCAAAAACAAGTAGACGAACAAAATGAAATCATTAAGAAGAAAAACGAAACAATTCAATTTAACGTATCAAACGCCCTCAAGATTGAAGAAGTTCAAACGCAATTAGAACAAGAACGCGCTGATGAAGTTGCTAGATATGAAGCGTTATTAAAAGAAAAAGATGCAAAGATTACTGAATTAGAGAAAAATCTTGAAGATGCTATGGCTGAGGGATATGCAAGTGAATCGAAAATTACTGATTGGCGAGGAAAATACAACGATTTAGATAATGCGTATAAAGCGTTAGAAGCTGATTTTGCAGAATATCGAAAAGGTGACTTATCAAACGAAGCAGTCTATAACAACGATTTAACTGATGATTCGCAGTATGTAATGTTACCAGCAAACGAAAATATCAAGCTGATCAATCCACCTATTCATTATGCAACGAAAGATAATACAGACTTAATCAAACGATTTGCAGATAAAAAGAAAAGAGACTTCTTTGTAGGCGCAATGGTTTTCAATATTAATAAGTACTGTGAACGTTTTGGCGAGAAAGATAATGAGTTGTCAGAAGCTAGAAAAATGAAAGATTACAGTACTCGATTAGTTGATTATTTAGAACAAGAGCAAAGAGAGATGAATATGAATGATACGACTCAATTATCACACATTTCATAAGCTGTTTAGCCATTACATGAAAAAAGAGTGGAAGACAACGTACAAAGATAAACGTTATGGCGATGTGTATTTCACTTACTCAGACAGCACATATTTAACGTTGGATGTAGCGAACGAAGTTTATGTCGAGGAATTTAATAATGTTCGTGAGATGCGAGAATTTTACGGAGAAGATGCATCGGAACAGATGACTATATTCGAGGTGTTACATGGATAAACACAGAGACTTAATGGTCGAACACGGTACAGGATTAAGAAAGCAATACTCGAACTATGGATTCAAGGGCTCAGTTAATGAGTTCTTGAAGTCTATCGAGAAGTATAACAGTCCTTTTATACAAGTGTTCGAAAGAATTGATGGAGAGTTAGTGCTGCTTTGGTCAAACGACAATAGAGGGCAACTTCAACAGGTAGAACAGATGGAACTATTTTAAGGAGGTACAGGGATGACACATAAAGCAGTGGTAACACCACATCATAAAGAACCACAAGTTAAAAGAGTTACTTTAAATGAGGTTATGTTTCTAAGAGGAAAAGGAACTGAAGATGAACCTTTTAGACATGTCTATCAATATGTAGATGATAACGGAAATATTTTGGCTGAATTTGACCCGTGTGTGTATGAAATAACTTCAAGTGTGGAGGTACAGGGATGAAAACAATTAAGAGAGAACGACAGATAAGGTTGGATGAGTTGTTGCGATTGGTTTGGAATGGAGAAGTAAAAGAAGGAGTATACGAAATTAATGGGCTTGGAAGAATTCACATAGATTTAAATGAATTTATACTTATTAATCGTAATCATGTCAATAAATCCGAAATGTTCACCATCACAGAAGAAGTGGAGATTACGGAGGAAACTAAAATGAAAAGATTAGTTTGTGTTCATTCACATACTAACAATATTTCGTGTTATAACGATGTATCGATTGAAAAAGCACTTCATTTAGCAAGTTTTAACAAACTTACGTTCAAACAAATCTACCTCCAATACCCTGACGGTTCCATCGGTGAATTGATATGGACAAAGGAGCGTGGGTTGGTTGATTAAAGTAGGGGATTACATTAAATTCAATAACAAAATTGACAGAGTGGAAGAAATTGTACCAACGCCTAACGATAAATATATGATTTATTTTGAAAATATAGACCACGGTGTTTTGTTTGACGGTCTATATGAAAGTAGGATTGTTGACTACAAACAACTATACGAACAACAAAAACTCCGTGCTGATGAACTGGAGAAACAAAATGACATTTTAAAGCACAATATCAGAGTTGAACTTGATTCTAGTAGAAATATGTATATCGGGATGTGTGAACAAAAACACCGTGCTGATCGAGCTGAAAAGCGTTGGAGTGAGTTGAAGGAACATTTCAACAAAGAAAAAGAACAATCTTTCGGTATTTTAAGTTGGTCAAGAAACAATGGAATGTTAGAACTTATGGAACAACTTGAGGAGGATGGCGAGTGATTGAACATCATGAAAAATTCATAAAAGCGTGTGATGAGTTTATGAAAGAATTAGATAGAACATTACATTTCACTCAATTTACGAAATGGTTAGCAAAGAAGCTTAACGATTTATTGAAATAAAATAAAAGTTTTATTGGGAGGATAATATGGATTTAAAAATAAATGATACGAGAAAAGAATTTAAATACAGTCCTGCAAGAGTAGGGCAAGTAAGGGCTGATAGCAATGGAAGATTGGTTTTGATAACTTACAACGGAAATAGAACATCTAAAGAGTTTAGGATAGTTGATTTACACAATGGCGAAAGTTTTGAAAACTCAATAACAGGAATTGAAAGCACTTATCCAATGGTGTTAGATACGGTATTAACGATTAGAAGTTAATATTTTTTGAATAAAATTAAACTTTTCTCACTCGAATAACCACTTGAATAAATTCATTTATATCAATGGTTTTTAGAGAAATTCTCTAGCAAATCTCTAGTAAATCACTAGAAAAAACAGAGTAAAACGGAGTAATGAAGAGTAACTAGAAGAATACTAAAAAGGTACTAGAAACGTGGACTAAACACTTTGCGAGTGATATTCATGTCGGTCGCAAATTCTAAAGTGGTCGAATTCGACTAGTTTAAAAACGAACCATTCGGAAAAACCGAAAGGTTGAAATAAGGAGGAAATGAGAGATGTATGTAGATGATTATATCGAAGAGGATAAATTCAAAATCATAAAAGTGACATACAGAAATGTAGAAGTATTATTTCTCAACAGGTTAGATGCACATAAAGCGACTGATGATTTAGTCCAATTGTATGGTGGAGAAGTAAAAACAGAATCAGTCTATGTTAATGGTGATTTAATAACGTATTTAAGAAATAACGGTTACGAAGTGAAAAAAGTTAATTGATCAAAAGGGGAGAATGAGAGATGAAAACAACAGAATTTAAAAATAGAATTAAGAATTTAGGATTTAAAGTAGTCGAGACTAATAGTTGTTTCAATATCGAGGGGCGATATGGAATTGTTGCTTTAGTGAGTAGATTTAATCAGTTTGAAATGCGTACAACCTTTAGAGAATTCACAGATTTGGGATATGACATAAACAAAGAAATACTTGATGTTCTTTACGAATATTCAAGCACACCTATTAAAAACAGAAGACTAATCGAAAGGAGCGAGGATTGTGGATTATGAAAAAGCATATAAAGACTTAAGAATAAGCATCTATCAAGCGAGAGATGAAGTGGAAGAAGAATATAGTCAAGCTGACGATGTATTAGATGAATTGATTTATAAAATAGAACAACTCGAAAAGGAGAATGACGGATGAATAGAGGTACACCATCTTGATCGCATACACACTACTTATATTCTTGGCACTTCTTTTCTTACGTATAACAGAAGATATATTTGATGTAGCAATAAATGCAGGTATGAATAAGTACTTAGTAATAACATTGTTTCTGTTATTCTACAGCGTCACAATCAGCATATTGTTAGTAGCTTTAGATAATGAATTTGAGGGATTTTAAGTAATCATTTTAAGTAATCATTTTAAGTAATCATTTTAAGTAATCATTTTAAGTAATCATTTTAAGGAGGTGACATATGAAACAGATTACTGATGAACATTACGAAGATTTAACAAGCAACGCAACCTATCGTAATGAATTTGCACGATTCTTAATCAACTTATTTTGCATCGGATTAGGAACATGGTTTGGATTTATCGCAGCAACAGTATTTTACATGACACTTTAAAAGGAGATAACAAAATGTTTAAAAAAGAAAACGAAATTATCAAGATGACAAGCGAGTTATTCAACAAATTAAGTGAAAAGCAGGAAGTACTTGATAGCAAGGTTAGAGAGTTAAAAGGGATTGATAGTGATCAATGGTTAGAAGATTTACAAATCAACCACATCATATCATTAAGAGGTGAAGTTGGTGAGTTTATCAATGAAGCACGTGATTTATGGAAGTATTGGAAAGACAAAGAACCTGAATTAGATAAGTTGATTGATGAGGCAGTAGATATTATTCATTTTATCCATTTACTATTAAACAAAAATGAAATAGACAACTTTACTTATCTCAATGCGATAAACCAACGAATCGAACACTATCGCAATTTGACAGTAAGAGGACAGAATCAAACAACTTTTAAACAAGTACCTAGAGATTACAGAAAGTATCTGAATGAAATGTACAATGTTGAAAGTATCGAAGGATTAATTAACTGCTATGCAATTTTATTAGTAGTATTAGCACATTACAATTTTAAACTAGAGGACATTGAAAAGGCTTATGACAAGAAGAATGACGAAAACCACAAAAGACAAGAATCAGGAACATACTAATTTAGACATTGTAGATCGTATCAAACTAATCTTAGGAAAATAAATGGAGGAATGAACATGACAAACAATATTAATAAAGGCGACTATGTATTAATCGATAACTCTAACGTTGAGGGAATTGTTAAAGAAGTAACAACACGTAAGAATGGAACATTCGTAATCTTAGAAGGTGGTATTTCAGCATTCCCGATTGAAGATGCTTATGTAATCACTAAACACATTGAAGAAGAGTCTAAAAAAGATTTCAAAGTATATAACGGTGAGTTACCACGACCAATCGGTGTAAACGATGTGTTCATGCCATATTCGTATAAAGAAGATGAAGACGAAAATGAAGAACATGAACTTGCAGATACAATTAAAGCTGATGCAATTAATGCAGATGAATCATTTGTGAATAAGATACTAGGTCATCGAATCGCGATTGAACCAAAAGAACAGTATGAAACTGATCCAGGTGACGAAGTAGAAGATACAAAAGAAGTTGAAGATGATGTTAAAGATGATGTAGATAGTATTATCGATAAAGCAATCGAAGAATTATTTACATTGAAAGCGAAGTTAAATGCCTAATTATCGCAACAGAGGGAAACACCTCGAACGCATGATAGAAATAAGTAATAAGCAGTACAAGTTAAAAGGTATTGCGATTATCGACAAGATACCAACACCAATGACTCATCGAAGTAAGAACGGTGAGATATATGGTGCAAAGTATTCGAAGAAATCGACAGTCGATTTTATAGGTATCAGCAAAGGGAAATTTATAGCATTTGATACTAAGCAGACAGCATTAACTAACTTACCATTCAAGAATATCGAACAACATCAAATAGAGTATCTGACCAGTACTCACAAACAGGGTGGTATTTGCTTCATATTGGTGCTATTTACGAAGTTTAACGAACTTTATAGGTTAGACATCAATGAAATAATAACACTCAAAGAAACGTTAAATAGAGCCAGTATTCCATATACCTGGTTTAAAGAGAACAAAAGACCGATTAAAAGCAGTAATGGCATTGCATATAACTATTTGGAGGAATAATAAACCATGACTTATACGACCGAGCAAGTGATTGAATTGATTTATAATTACAAAGAGAATTTTACAGTCTATACAAATTTGATGAAAGAATATCAAGATGTAGTGATGGGTGGCAGCATCGCTCAGTATGGTATAGATGCTACAATGCCTAAACCACAAGGGCAAACATCAAACTTAGTTTGGAATGAATTACAACGTCTAATGAAACAAGATAAAATGATAACTAAGTACGAGAATAAAGTTAGATACATTCAAAACAGATGGGATCGTATCGTTGATGAAAAACAAGCAATAGCACTTAATTTGAAATTGAATGGAAAATCAAACAAAATTATCGCAGAAACAATTGGTTGCGATATGAGAAAAGTTAAAAAACTATTGGATGAAGTCGCTAAAATTATGACTGATTTGTAACTTATCCACATATGTGTGTCAAAACCGTGTAAAAAGCATTGAAATTGACACACATTTGATAAAAAGTTAATTTTTGATGTAAAATTTGAGGTAGGTTCGGTGCGTAGTACTCTCCAATCAAACAAACTGTGAAGTTTGTACCACGCATTGCACTGCCTTACGGCTTTGAACTACTTTTGCCATGAGTGTTCTCCTTTCAGTTATATTCGGAAACCATCTAGTATTTTCTAGGTGGTTTTTGTATTATTAAGATGTTCATGTAAATGATCAAATATACACAAAAAGGAGAAATATTGACTATGAATATGCACAGAATTAATTTTTCGGAAGAAGTTTTCATCAACACAGATGATAATGGTTTTGTTCAAGTTATGGATGCTTTAAATAACGGACAAAAATACGTCGAAATTACTTGGTTTAAAAGTAACCGAACAGAAGTTGAGGTTGTAGTAGTTCTAGATAACATTACTTATATTGAAAAAAATGCTTTTACTAGAGATTAAATAAATCGACACTCACTTATGTGGGTGTTTTTTAATGCAATAAATTACTGGATATTCTGAAAAGATTATGGCAATATCGAGTCCGGATAGATGTTGGTGATCTAGTTATAAAGATGTGTGTACAGCCATCCAGTTTTAAAAATAAAAAGAGTTATTAACGCAAAGGTTGTGAGAAATGAATATGAACGAGATTGAAGTTGTTGATGATGCATGAGTACAAATTGGGATGCAGTAAAAGAAGATTATGATACAAGAAGTTATAAACTTAAAGATTTAGCTGAAAAGCACGATATTAAATTAGGTACTTTGAAATCTAAAATAAGTCGTGAAGGTTGGAATAAGGTTGCAACCAAGAAAAAAGATGCAACTAAAAAAGATGCAACCAAACGCTATAAGAAATCACGGAAAGGCGCAGGTAACCATAATCCACCTAATCAATTTACCGAACGGAACTCAGTCGCTAAACAACACGGTTTGTTGAGCAGGTACATTCCTAAAGAGACGATGGAACTCATGGGTATAGCTGATTCAATGGATGCAGCCGATATTATATGGGCCCAAATACAGATACAGTTTGCTGCAATCATAAGAGCACAAAATGTAATGTGGGTTGGTAATGATGAAGATCATTCGAGTGAAATTACATCGAGTGGTGAATTCGGTGATAGTTATAAAGTTGCTTTCGCTTATGAAAAGTATGCATCTTTTTTAAGTGCACAATCACGAGCAATGGCTGAATTGAGAAGTGCATTAAAGCAATTCACATTACATGCAGCTGATGATGATTACCGTAAGTTGCAAGTTGCAGTGATGCAGGAACAGTTAACGCAACTTAAGCAACAAAATGAGAATGGTGTGCAATCAGATAAACCACTTGAAATAATAATCAAACGAAAGGAAGAACGAGGATGAGTAACGCAATTCAAATCCAAAAAGAAGTTAATCCACGTTTTGAAGAATTCCTTTTCGATTGGGAACAAAAGTTTCAGTTTCTTGTTGGTGGTTATGGTAGCAGTAAATCATATCATGTTGCACTAAAGATAATATTAAAGTTGATGAATGAAAAACGTACAGCGTTAGTTGTCCGTGAAGTATTCGATACTATCCGAGATTCATGTTTCTCATTATTTGAGGAATTGATTTATGAACTAGAATTGAATACTAAAGGGGTAAGGCTTAAAACAAGTCCGATGAAAATATCATTTCCGAACGGTAGTAAGATAATCTTCAAAGGAATGGATAAACCAGGTAAGCTTAAATCTATCAATGATGTGTCACTTATTTGGTTAGAAGAATGTTCAGAAATTAAATATGCAGGTTTTAAAGAATTAATGGGACGTTTAAGACATCCTAAGATGAAGAATCATATGATCCTTTCAACTAATCCGGTGAGCAAAACAAACTGGACATATAAATACTTCTTTGTAGATAAAGAAAATAAAGTAATAAAACTAGATGATTATAGACTCTACAAAGAGAAAGTAGTTGTAGTGAATGATACATATTATCATCATTCTACTGCTGACGATAATTACTTCTTACCTGATGATTACATTGCTCAACTTGATGACATGAAGAACTATGATGTTGATATGCATAGGATTGCAAGGCTAGGTCAATTTGGTGCAAATGGTAAGAAGGTATTACCACAATTCGAAACAATGCCACACGATGAAGTAATGAAGGTTGTTGGACGTACGCCATCAAGATTATTAAAGAATGGTCTCGATTTTGGTTTTGTAACATCTTTCAATGCGCTATCACGTATGGCAATCGACGAAAAGAATATGTGGTTATACATTTATGATGAAATATATACGAAAGAACAAGATGACGAAGAATTATATCAAGAGTTGTCTTATCTTGGTCGTACATTAATCAAGGCTGACCATGAGGACAGTACAATAAAATATCTGAATAAAAAAGGTATGAACTTAAGAAAAGCTAAGAAGTATGCTGGTTCTCGTGCTGAATACACGAAGAAAGTAAAACGATTTAAACGCATTATCTGTTCAGATAAATGTATTCATCATATAGATGAACTAAGAGATTTAACATACAAAACAAATCGTAATGATGAAATCATTGAGGACCAATTCAATATTGATCCACATACATTCTCAAGTATGTGGTACGGGCTTGATGATTATGATGTTGTAGTCCCGAAAGGGGATTCCATCAGAAGACAAAACGCATGGTAAAGGAGGAACACATGAGAGATTGGACAAAGTTTGATAAAGAATCGATTATTAAATTGCATGATGATATGTACTACTATCGTCAATTATACGATGGCAAACACAGTCAGTTATTCCCACGGGCAATCAACTTGATTGAGAATGGAGAAATCATTGACGTACTTGAACATGGCGATTACAAAGCTAAGACAATGAATGTGAGAACACCATACTTGATGTTGAACATCTGTAAGATAATCGTTGATACACCAGCATTATTAGTAAGTCGTGGGATTGGGAAAGTTAAATCAAACCACACATCACAAGATATACCTGCTGAACTATCAACGGTTGAACAAACAGAAATGATTGAGGGTACGACAGACAACTCATTCAATAGCGAGGTCATTGATTTACAACAAGAAACAATAGAACAGATAGTAAAGAATTCAAAGATTGATCATAAGATGAATATCACGCAATTACAAATTGACGGTGGTATCGTCGCAGTACCTTCAATGGTTAACGGACAAATCAAGATAGAATTTAAAGAGCGTAACGTATATTATCCTCACGATGACAAAAGAGGATATGATTTAGTATATGAATTGGAACAACTTGAAGAAGAGAAAATAGAAGGTATTGATTATGTACATATCTATTCAGAACGTGAAGAAGATGGACGACTATTAACATTGCATCGTTTATTTAAACGTTCTGGTGAGTCAATGCTTGAACAAATATTAGATGAATCATTCGTTAAGGAGCGAATCGGGATTGATACTCTATACCAAGAGTTCAATGGTCGATTACGCTCATTTATTTCATATTTACCGTTTAATGCAACGTTTAACAAGCGATTAGGTACATCAGCTTTGCAAGGCATGGCAGGTCGTCAGGATGAGGTCAACTGGTCATTAACTCGAGCATCACAGACATTTGAACGAAATGGAAAACCTCGCATCAGTATCACAAGAGAAACGATGGATACCTTACGAGCAATCGCGCAAGATAGATATGGTGATGGAAATAAGATTGATCATCGTGATTTAGAGATTCAGGAAATCGGTGAGAACGGTCAGACGATGCAGATACATCAGATTGACATCAAGAACATTGGTGACATGGAATATCTAAAAGACATCATTCGAGGTATGTTAGCAGAAACACAAACATCACAATCAGCGATGGAATTCGTAAGACAAGAATCATCAAGTCCTCAAAGTGGAATTGCTAAGTTCTATGATTTAATCGTATCAATCATGAAAGCCGAGCAAATGAGAAACGAATATATCGAATTCTTGAAAGAAGTATTCGAGAGCGCATTATGGTTAGCAAATAAAATGAATCCAAACATCATCATCGAAGAACCAAATATCATGGTTACTGAAATGTTGCCTGTGCCTAAAAAAGAAGTTTCTGATGAAAATATTGCGAAGTATAACGCGAAAGTACAATCGCTTGAAGAAACAATCAGACAAACGCATCCAGACAAATCAGAAGAGTGGATTCAAGAAGAATTGGAACGTATTAAAAGTGACAACACATCACAAGATAGCATGAGTGCAATGAATGGCAACAGTACATTAACAGCGTTCTTAAATAATAGAGCGCCGAATGGTACGCCGCTTGATGAATTAGGTAGACCAGTAACAAATGAAAATGAGGTGTAATGAATGACCTCAGAACAACTAACTCTACTCATCGACGCAATGAAACAACAGATTGTCGAAATGCTTATCGATACTGACCATCTAAAAGATAAAGAAGTACAGAAGACATTAGCAACTATCAATCGAATATTTAATGAACTAGGACTTACAATTCAAGAGGTGTTACCTGTTGAACTTGCCAAGTCCTTTTTTAGTGCGTTTGATGAAGCTACAGAAGAACTTGCTAATGAAGGTATGGAAGTTACAGGTCAAGCAATGGTGAATGGTGTAGTCGCTACTGAATTTAAAACACAAGCAAACGTTGAAGCAATCACGAATATTGTGACTGATACGATGATGGACATGAATGCTGCAATAAGAACAGCAAAAGAGAACTTCAATACAACATATGAAGACACACTCAAAGCAGTTAAAGATGACATTGAAAAAGGAATGTTACAGGGTAGCAATCGTGAGAAGATCGTTAAACGTGTTACAGATTCATTTATGCAAGATGGATTCACATCATTTACAACAGTTGATGGCAAGCGACTACCTTTAGATTTCTATGCACGTACAGTTGTGAGAACAAAGACGCGTACAGCAATGAATAATGGACATGCAAAGCGATATGAAGATGCTGGGGTAACGTTGGTTAAGATAGTTGGAAACGAGCCGACATGTGGCATCTGTGCACGATATAGAAACATTGTATTTACTACCGACCCGAACGACAGAAGATTCCCTTACATCGATGTATACAACTTAATTCCATTTCATCCAAACTGTGAATGTCGATACATTCCATTTGTCGAAGAATATAAAAAGCAATCTGAAATCAATAAAGAGATTATGAACTCGAAGAAGTTTAATCCGAATATCGATCCACGTGCAAAGAAACAACGTGACGCATATAAGCAAGACCAGGAAAAGAAGCGTATCGCAAGGCAAGAAGATAAAGATTACATAAAGATGAAGTCGATATTAGGTGATGAAGCGCCGGCAAATGTTGGTGTCTACAGACGTTATAAACGTAATAATCCCGAGAAGTTTAATGCATTACAACAACGAATGAAAGAGGTTGTTAAAGATGAAAACAGTAAAGCTTGATAGTTATAAAGAATTTACGCCACAAAACTTAGCAGACGAACTACAAAGAGAAATTGATGCAGGCAAAGTAGAAGATGTAGTAATTATCTATAGAGAAAACGAAGAAGATATAAGATATTTAACTACACCAATTTCTGATAGCGTAACAATCGGAATTCTAGAAATGGTAAAAATGAATATTTTTAATAATTAAAAGGAGTGAACATAATGGAACGAACTGACAAAATATTTGATTTAACAACTGTAGTAGATGTTGAAATAACTAAATTCGTAAATGAAGCGTTTGATTTAGCAGTTTCGAAAGCTAATAACGTGCACGAGTTGAAACAGTACGATTTACATAGTGCAGTCCTTTCGAGAGAAATGAATGTGCCTACCGAAATTAATGAATGGTTATGGCTTGAAGCTGATACAAGATTTAGAAGGAAAGTACTTAATTACATCACTGAATTGCCAGTGAAGTAAAAGGGGGAGAAGTATGTTAAGTAAGCTTTTAACGGTTTTATTAATCATTATGTGTATGTATGTTGCTTATGAAAATTATCTTGAAGGAGATTGGGGTATAGTCATTTTTTTCTCATGCTTAACAATTTTAGAGAGTTATAGATTTTATAAAAGATTTATAAAAACCGACAGTCGTGAGGATTGACGGTTATTTTTATGCAGTTTTTTACTTCAATGTAAGGAGATGATCACTGTATCTCATGATGGTGGTATTCCATTGGGTCCCATGAGTGACACCATACTCATGCGTCCAGCTTATCGACGTTATAAATGTAAGCATCGTTCGCTTGTACGTCAACAAGCTAGTCAATCGCTGACTTTACAGCGTAATAAAATGTAGACGAAAAGAGGAGAATTGATATGGAAAGAAAAGATTTAACGGAATTAGGTATTGAAGCAGAAGCAGTTGATAAAATCATGGAAATGTACGGCAAAGACGTTAATCCAATTAAACAAGAAAATGAATCTCTAAAAGCTGAAGTGAAATCTTACAAAGAGCAAGTAGCAGATCGTGATAATCAACTAGATGAAATTAAAACTAAAGTTGGTGATGAAGAAGGTTTAAAAGCTACTATCGAAGCACTAAAAGAAGCGAATAAGCAAAAAGATTCAGCTCATCAGGATTTAGTAAATCAAGTGAAATTGGATTATGAAATTAAGTTAGCGTTGAATGAAGCCGGTGCAAAAAATGAAAGAGCAGTTAAAGCTTTAATCGACTTAGATACTGTAAAAATTAATGAAGACGGGCAGTTAATCGGTCTGAACGAGCAATTAACTAATCTTAAATCAACTGACGATTATTTGTTTAATGCTACTAACGTTAATAACGTTGATGATTCCCAAAATGATTCTCAACAATTAAACCCTGGTGGTCAACAAGGTAACAACGGTAAAGAGCCTGACTTAACTGAAGTCGGGAAATCGCACGCCAAACGATTATTTAATAAAGAATAAGGAGGAAGTTAAATGAATTTAAAACCAAGAGTAAGCGCTCAATACAACAGCAAGCCAACAGCATTCCGTGATTTCAAAGCTGTGGAATGGAAAGTTGGTAATGCGGTATTAGACGCTTCTAAACTTACAAAAGGTCAAGTTGTTAAACCTTTCACAGCTATTTTCTTAAATGAATCAACAGGCTTATTTGAATTAGTAGCTAGTGATACTCCAGCAACAATGAAAGGTGCTTTAATCACAGGTGCTGAGGAAGTAGTAATTGAAGATACTACAACAAACGAATTAGTTTCAGCTATCCGTAAAGCATCACTTATCGAAGAACGTTGTACTGGTGTAACAGATAACTTTAAAACAGCAACACAAGGACGATTAACGTTTGACGTTTAATCAATTACAAACTAGGAGGTAATTAAATGGTATTAGAAATTAAAGAATTCGAACAACCGGTATTACAGGCATTTATCGCTGAAGCGCCGATTACTAAAGAACACCGACTTGCTAAATGTTATCCAGTAGAGCAAGTAGATGAAATCTCAAGCGTATATGATTTAGTAACAAATCAAAAGATTGTTGCAGGTTCTATCGTTGGATTTAACGCAGGTACTCCTGTAAGAACGAAAGGTGAAGCTAAACAAGCAGTAGCGAAGTTAACTAAAATCGCTCATGCATATCACTTAGACGAAGAAGATATGTTTAAGTTCCGTAATCCACGTAATGAGGAAGAACGTCAACGTATTATTGATCGTACGTTATTAAACACAGCTGAATTATCTGAAGGTATTGAAGATACTAAAGAATTGATTCGTGCTGAATTAACGTACCGTGGTCGTTTCAATTATGAAGATAAACGTGACAACGTTAAAATTCAATTTGAATTAGAACGTCCTGATGGAAATGATATGACTTCTACAACAAAGTGGTCTGATACAGCTAACTCAACACCGTTATCTGATATTGAAGCGGCAATCGCTCAATACAAGTTAACTAACGGTAACAAAGCTCCTGATTATATCGTTATGACTGAAGCTACTTATGCATTATTCAAACGTTCTAAACAGGTTAAAGACGAGTTATATCGTGATGGTTTACAACCTCGCATTATCAAAGATGGTGAAATCGCTGACTTATTCGAGTCTAACGGTTATCCAACTTTAGAAATCGAAAAAGGTTTCACTACTTTAGAAAATGCTGACGGCACTACTTACGATGTTGCACATTTAGAAGATAATAAGTTCGTTTTACACGCTGCAATTATGGGAGCTACTTTAAGCGGTCCTGCTGCTGAAAACAATTTTGCAAAAGGTAAATTCGCTTATCGTGTAATCTCTCAAGATCCAATCGGAGAGAAAACAATCGTTGGTGAAGTAACATTACCTGTTTCTAAAAACTTTAACGGAAATGTAATCGTGACTGTCTAATAAATAGGCAGTCTTATTATTTTAATTAGGAGGGCTATTAGATGCCAAAAGTATATGTAGATAAAGGAACTGTAATTAAAGACGGTAAAGCTTATTTCAATGAGTATTTAGAATTATCTGATGCTGAATATGAAAATGTTAAAGATTTAGTTACTTTAGATGTTGCTATTAAAAATGACAACGGTTCGGTTGTACTTGAAGATTTAACGAAAGCTGAACTAGAAGCATTAGCAAAAGATAAAGGTATTGTAGTTGAAGGAACAGGCAAAGATGGTTCTGTATTGAAAGACGATTTATTAGAAGCACTAAAATAAGTGAGGTGGTCTTATGGACGACCAATTAATGAATGATATCAATGCATATTTGAATAACGTTAACGTTCCTTCATATTTTCCTTTAGATGAGAATGAAAGAAGAAAGGCGTTGTATGAAGCATCACTTGAAATACTTGATGAATATCCTAATCTGACATTATCACCGCGTCTTGTTGTATTACAGGCGTTTTATAATGCAGAGGGAGAAGAAGAAGGTATTGCTATGATGCATCGACAAGGGCTATCTGATTATACGGTTAAGGACGTAAAAGCAGTACTCAAACGTTCTATTCTTTCACCATTTGTTACGAGAATAATTGATCGTATCAACGAAGAAGAAAAAGGAAGTGCCTCTGGCAGAGTTGCGAGGTTGATATAATGAGACCTCCAATGAGACAGACATGTTCGATTTATCAGCCTTTAACAGACGCTAATGGCATTATCATGCTTGATAAGTATGGAAAGCCGAAAACAATAAAGGTTGAGAGTATTGCACGCGTGAGACGTAAAGGGAACTTAATCATTACTAAAACAGGAACAGAAACAAACACTAACATCGAAATAGATGTACCGCAATCAACAAAAGTTAAGGATGGAGACAAAATTGACTTTGTCGATATGGATGGTGTTCGTGGTACTGGTACCGTCATTAGTTATGAAGAAGCTACCAATCTTACTGGATCACGCGTGCTTTTCAGAACGGTATTTGTAGATGGCAGATGAATATTTTAAATTTGAATTCGATGATACGTTCGAGGAAATGAAACAATACATCAAGAGTTTTAGAGAACGATTTGACAAGATAGTAATAGAAGAGTTATATAAGTTCGGTCTAGAAGTCGAGAGCGTAGCTAAGGAATTAGCACCAGTCGATAGCGGAGACCTAGAAAATTCTATAACAAGTTCTAAAGTACTATTCGAGGGCAATGAGTTCTATATAACGATTGGTACAAACAACGAATATGCATTAAGAAGACACGAAGAACCTGAATCATCAGTTAATCGACCAAAGTATGAACGCGGCGTTAAATATGATAATTATTATATTAAAGGTCGTGGAGAAAAGACGCGTAACAAGCCAAATGTAAAAGGATTTAAACCAGGTCGTAAGTATTTGACCAATGCTGTTAAAGCGACTGAAGAAGAATGGAATATACTATGTGAGCGTATTATCGCTCGAGTATTGGAGGTTAGTTGATGATACAAGAGCCAATCATGACTCTGTTAAGAGATAATATACCAGGGCTGTCTTGGTCAATTGATTACCGTACAGCAAGCGATAATACGGGAACAGTTTATTCTGACAGTGGTGAAAAACCTAGCACATATGATGAACAGATGCGTTATCCATACTATCAAATCTATTTACGATCATCTAACTTTGAATTAGTTAAGAATGCATCAAGAAAAGTATACGATTTACTTCATATGAAGATGAACTGGGAAATAGATTTACCAATCTATGATTCTAATAATCCGGATGAAGTGATTGAAACCTTACCTTATACGGTTTACTTGATTGAAGGATTATCTGAGCCGATTTTAGTTGGTGTAAATGATAACGTTATGGAGTATAGCATCAATTTAAAAACAACTTTAAGACTTAATAAATTAAATTAATAAACGCTTAGACACCTAAATTCTAGGTGTCTTTTTTATGCGTAAAAAATAGGAGGAATTATATAATGGTTAAAACTTTTGAAGAAGGCATTATGTTCGGTATGGCTAACATTGAAATGGAACTACAAAATGGTGAAAAGCTATACTTCCGTGGTAAAGCATCAGCTGATGGTAAAGACTTCTTACAAACTGAAGGTGGCGTATTTACCGTTGAACCTAAGATGACGGATATTAAATTTGAAGATACTGGTGAAAGTAACATCGATGACCGCGTAGTTGGTTGGGAAGCAAAATTAAAATTAACAGTATCACAAGAAACTTTAGAATTAATTCAGTTAGCTATGGCTGGTGCACATGCAATTAAAGATACTGCTGGTACTGCTTTAGTTGGTATTACAGATGGGCCATTAGGTTCTTCTAACCGTGACCGTGCAGTTAAGATGACGATTCACCCGCGTGCATTACCTGCTGATGATAAATCTATGGACGTTGTTTTATATAAAGCAGCATCTACAACTGGATTTGACCGTGCTTACAAAAATGAACAAGGTAAGTTTGATTTAGAATTCAACGTTTATCCACGCGATGACTTTGATATGTCTAAACCAGGTAACTTCTTCTATATCGGACCAGTTGATCCAAACGCTGCTGCCTAATATTAGTATTACGACCCTACTTAAGCAAGTGGGGTCTTTTTTTGTATTTATTTAAATAATTAATTAGAAAAGAGGAATTTTGAAATGGAAAACAACAAAATCACAATTATTAAAGTTGAAGAAACAAGAGACGGACAATTTATTGAGGACGGTATTCGCGAATTAGAAATTAAACCAATGAAAATGGGGCAATTTTTAAACTTAACAACAAAGATTAAAGAATTAATTGACGAACTAAATGCTGATGAAAATATCAGTGGTGCATTATCAGGTATTTTCGATGGTGTTGAAGAAGGAATGGATTTACAAGAAGTTCTAATTAATGCTAGTGCATCATTCTATAAAGATGCAGCTGGTTCATTAGGATTACTTGCAGAGTTATTCCCTCATAAAGTCGGACAAATGATTGCGTTATTAGCAAACATGTCGTACGAAGAGTTACAGTTCCAAGAAGTAGATGTATTCTTCGATATTTTAGATAAGGTAGTTGAAGTTAATAACTTCCAAAAGGTAATCGACCGTGTAAAGTCATCTTACGGATTACTGGGCAAGAGTATGGGATGGAGACGAGTAGTACAAGAAGCGACAACACCGAAAGTGATCAAGTAAAGAAAAAATATGAATTAGAGGATGTCATGGTATTTAAGTTAGCTAGTAGACTAGGTGGTCGTAATGAAGTAGTCGATTTACCGATAGTTGAAGCGCTAGCTTATATCATTATCCATTTAGAAGAGGAAGAGGAAGAAGTTAAACGTCGTCAGTGGGATTTATACCTTAATCATTTATCGCGTGTACAGGCTAATCCTGCGCAAAGCGATAAAGATGCTAAAGAAAAAGGTGAATTTTTAGAATCACTCAATCCATTACGCGAGATAGAGCATAAACCTGTTGAGAAAGAGTGGAACTTCGAACAGTTGGAACAACTTAAAGCATTACAAAACTAATTATTTATTTAAGTAAATACTCGAGGAAGGAGGTTGTTTAATGGGTACAATACAGGAAACTGGCATTAAGTTCGTCATGCAGATAGATGAGGCGTTTAAGAAGTTCGGATTGCTAGAAAAGAGTTTTGATAATTTACCACTTGCAGCTGAAAAAGCAACGAATAAAATGAATAATTCATTCGATGAAAGTATGACATCAATTAAGCAATTTGATGATCTATTATCTAAAAGTGGTAAAGACTTCGATACTAAAGCAGTGCAATCAGAACTTCAGAAAGCGCAAAAAGAATTTACTGAAACAGGCAATGTCAATAAAGAAACAATGCAATCTCTTCAAAAAGAGATTAAAAACGTTGATTGGAAGTCGTTAGATGTTGAATCAAGACAAACGTTCAAGAATGTAATTTCAAATGTTAATTCAGTAGAACGTAACATGAAGAAACTTGAAGATGTTAAATTTTTAGAAAGTTTACCCGAAGATGCAAGAAATGCCGGAAAGCAGTTACTTTTATTAGAAAAAGATGTTGATTCAGCATCAAAGAAAATAAAAAGTATGGATGATGGCGTAGATTTCTCTAAGTTCAAATCAGAATTAGATACCGCTAAAAGAGAAATTAGAGAAACAGGTACTATTTCTGAAACAACTATGAAAGAAATTAACAATGATATCAATGGTGTTCAATTCGACAAACTAGGTAATGAGGCACAACAGGCACATAAAGATATTAAATCTAGCTTTAATGGAATAAGTAATGAGATAGATGCAATCAATAAAAAAGGAACTACTGCTGGTAGTGGTTTAGCTGATGGAATAAACGATGCTGATAAAAATGTCGGATTATTTAAAGGTTCTTTAGGTGGACTTGCAGGAACTATCGCTACTGCTTTTGCAGCCGGAACTGTAGTGAATTTTACAAAATCGCTTGTTGAAGCTACTGCTGAAGTTAAAGCACTAAACTCTCAATACGAACAAGTCATGGGAGATATGAAAGGTTCGACTGATAAGTATCTTGGTGAAATCGCTCAAAAATATAATGTTCATCCAAATGAATTAAAGAAATCAATGTTGCAGTATCAAGCGATTCTTAAATCAAAAGGATTAAGTGAAAAAGATGCTTTTGATACTTCAAAGAAATGGCTTGAACGTACAGTTGATGCTTCATCGTTTGCAAATGAATCAATGGAAGAATCGACAGCTCGTGTAATGGGGATTATTAAAGGCGAATACGATTCCGCAGATACTATTATGATCAACATGTCTCAAACAATGTTAAATTCCATAGCAGAAGTTGAGTACGGTAAGAAATGGGAAAAGCTAACTGAGAAACAACAAGAATATATTAAAGTTAGCCAAGCATTAAAACAACATCAGGAATCTGGTGTAATGGGTCAAGGTATCAAAGAAGCGGATAGCTATGAAAAGAACTTAGCGAGACTCAAGAATACATGGACTGATTTCTTAGCTTCATATGGTGGACCGGCTTTAGAAGTTGTGAATAACAGTTTAAAAGGCGGTATCAAAATCATTGAAGGTTTAGCTAAAGGATTTAGTACTATTGGTAAATTGATTAGAGATTTAACTGGTGGTAAACAAGTTAATATTCTTCAAAAGCTCGGGTTCTCTAATGGTGAAGCTAATAATATCATAAACTGGTTTAACACCTTAAAAAAACAACTTTCATTAGCTAGTCGGGCTGTCGGAGATTTTATTAAAGATGGATTAGGACAAATCAAATCATTCTTTAGTGGCCCTGATGGTCAACAGCTTTTACAAGCAGTTAAAAATATTTTCGGTGCTATTGCGACAGTTGTAAAAGTAACATTCCCGATTATAAAATTTATAGTTAAATCAGTATGGGATAATATCGTTGGTGTTATTCGAGGTGGCATGCAAGTCATCAAAGGTATCATTCAAGTTTTCAGTGGTTTATTTACTGGCGACTTCAAGAAAATGTGGGAAGGTATTAAAAATATTTTCTTTGGTGCAATCAATTTAATCTGGAATGGTGTCCAATTATTATTCTATGGAAAACTTCTTAAAGGTGCATTAGGATTCGCCAAATTATTTGCTGGTGGCCTTAAATCGATGTGGGGAAATATCCTCAATTTCTTTAAGTCGTTTGGTTCATCGTTATGGAAAAATACCTCGTTGATTTTCACTAATATTTGGAAATCAGTCTCAAAAATATTTGAGAATCTTGTGAAATGGCTGATAAATTCAGCTAAAAATATGGCCAATTCTGTAGGAAACTGGTTTAAAAATTTATGGACAAATTCAGTAAAATTCCTAAAATCCATGAGTGGAGGCCTGTCCAAAATATGGTCTTCAATAAAATCTACTGCCTATAACGCTGGTAAATATTTGTTTGATAAAGTCACTGGTTTCTTTAAGTCTTTATATAACAGTTCTTTAAAACTCATTACAAATTTAAAAAATGGACTCTTTAATTCTTGGAAATCCATCAAACAACATGCGTATGATGCCGGTAAATATATTAAGGATAAAATTGTTGGATTCATAAAGGATACATGGACTGGCGTACAAAAATGGATTGGATCGATTAAATCCGGATTCACTAATTTAAAAGATGATGTCGTTAAGAAAGTCAGAGATATGGCAAATGGTATGTCCGAAAAAGTGACTGTCGGACTAAACGTTATGGTTGATGGCGTTAACTGGATAGCTGATAAATTAGGTATGGGTAAACCATTAAGTCCAGTCACACCTAAAAAATACTCAACAGGTACAGGAGAAGGACATCCGGAAGATGGATGGGCTACTGTTGGAGATAAAGGACCAGGTAACGGAAAAGGTACACGTGAGATAGTAGAATTTCCTAATGGGCGTACTACTTTATTTGAAAAAGAAACAACGTTCTGGATGCCAAAAGGTACAAAAGTATATAACAATCAACAAACAGAACAAATCCTAAATCCTGCTAAGTATTCAACAGGAAATGTTGAAAATGGCAACTTAGGAGATGACGGTAAGAAAAAAGGAAACATTATCACTAACGCCATGAGTAAAATTGTTGGAAAAGCAGCATCTAATTATGTAAAAAAACGTGGTGCGGAAAATACCATGAAAGACATAAAAACTGCTGCAAAAGCAGGTGAGGTAGTAGAAGATGTCCATGAATATATGGATGATCCAGGCAAGCTTCTTAATATTGCGTTAAGTAAGTTTGGTTTAAATTTAGATGCAGTAAAAGGAATACCAGGTCAATTATTCGGCAAAGCATTCTCGAAACTCAAATCAGGTGCAATCAAGAAAATTACTGAATGGTTCGAGGAATCAGGTGGTGAAGGTGATGGTAGCTCATTTACATCATTTAGAATAACTACACCTTACAGTCCGAACGCAAGACCACCAGGTTACCCTCACAATGCACACCATTATGGTATTGACTATGCAACGCCACAAGGCCATCCTATAACAGCGCCTACGAGTGGTACATTAACTCATGCAATGGATAGCCGTGGTGGGTTAACTGGTATCTTATTAAGTAAAAAATTCCGTCAGTATTTCATGCACATGGAATCTTTAAGAAAAGATGGACCAATTAAGAAAGGTGCATTCTTAGGTAAAACTGGTGGCGACCCACGTGTACAACCACAATCTGGTATTTGGTCAAACGGACCTCACTTGCATTACCAAGTAAAACGAGAAGATGGCAGTCATAGTTGGAATACGAGCACGATGAATCCGGCTGACTTCTTAAAAGGTGTCGGATACGGTAAAGGAAGTGGCATTAATACCTCAAAATTTAGTGGAACGGTTGGTAACTTACGTGGCACAGTAGCAAAAGCATTATCTATGTCTGGTTTACCAACATCAGCAGCTTATGTTAATGCTTGGTTACGTCAAGTTCAGACTGAATCTGGTGGACGTGCAAATGCAGTAGGTGGCGATGATGGTTTAGCAGATGGAAAAGCAATGGGATTAGTACAAGTTAAACCAGGTACATTCCGAGCAAACGCTTTACCAGGTCACAATAATATCTTCAATCCACTTGATAACTTAATCGCTGGTATGAGATATGCGAAAGTAAGATATGGTGGAAACATGCTTAGTGTAATTGGTCAAGGGCACGGTTATGCGAACGGTGGAATAATTACAAAACACCATATTGCAGAAGTCGGAGAAGAAGGTCCAGAAACAATCATTCCTCACGATCCTAAACGAAAAGCGCGTGCTAACTATTTGCTTGAGAAAACAGATAGAATCGTCAATCCAGAGAAATACTCTAACGGTAATGTTAAGACACACAAAGTAAAATATGGAGATACTTTATGGGATATTGCTAACAAGAACAAGACTACGGTTAAATTCTTGCAAGCGCTAAATAACATAAAAAATCATTTAATCTACCCTGGTCAAATCATCAAATTAACAAAAGTTGTAGAGTCTGTTGGTAAGAATATCAAAAAACATGCTGACACTATAAAAGAATCGGTTACTAAAAAAGTAACTAAGCCACAATATAAAACAGTAAAAGCAAGTCGTACAGATGATTTATTAAAAGTTGCTACTGATTTAATTGCAAAAGCTAACAGTAACCCTGACGGTAAATTCTATAAAGAGAATACAGCGCTTGGTAAGTATATTACTGATAAGATGAAGAATGTAAATACACAAGCATTAAACAGTCTGTATACTAACATCAAAGCGATCATCAAAAAGATTGACGATACTATTAAGGGTAATCAGACAAAAGTTACTAAAGGAAAATCGTCGATTGTTTCTTTATCAGATAAAAATAGAGATGCTAACTATAAACTTGAACAGTTGTATGAAGAAAAGAAATTGAATGGTGCAACTGGTTACATCAACGTTAAAACTCGATTAGCTGATGGTGATACTACAGCTATTAACAAACAGATTGCTAGTCAGAAACAGAGAATAGCACGTTCTAAAAAGATGATTGATGATTTCTATAAAAAACAGGCGCAAGCGAATATCAAGTATCGTAATGCGAAAACGAAACTTGATAAAGCAAAAGCTAAAGTTGAAATGTCTAATGCGCAGGAACGTGTGAGTGCTTGGAAAAAACAGAATGAAAAAGAACTCGCGCAACTTAAGAAGTTCGAACAAGAAAAGTTCAACCTTCAAAATCGTTATAAGGTTACTCAAAAGAAAGTTAAAGGACGTTCAGCTAAAGCAATCGATAATGATATTAAGAAACAAAAAGATTTAATCGCTAAAAACAAGAAGCTCATTGCTACAACTAAATCTGAAAGTAAGTTATTTAACAGCCAAATCAAATCATTACAAGCACTTAAGAAAAATGAAGTGCTACGTGCTGATTTTATTAAAAAACTATATAAACAACGTGAAGCTTTAATCGAGAAATTAAAAGTATTAAAAGAGAAAGAAGCGGCGTTGAAAGAGGCTAAAGTATCTTACAAAGAAGGTATTGTAGATAACTTACAAGGGTATGCCGGCTTTGGTGCAGCCAAAGGTAATACTGCACGAGATTTTGTTGAATTCATGAAGTATCGTCTTGGTCGCGTTCGTAAATTCTCAGCAAACATGACTAAGTTAAAAGAGTGGGGATTAGATCCTCAAATCTTACAAGAAATGATTGCTGGTGGTATTGAGTCAGCTATGCCGAAAGCCGAAGTCTTAATTGCCGGTGGTAAAGGCTACATTAGTCAGATTAATGCATTACAAGCAGAAGTAAATAAAGCTGTTGAGTGGATTGCTAACAAGCAGACGAACAATGTATTTGATTCACAAATAGCAAGTGTTCAAGCTGAAATCAAATCTAATCAAGCTCAACAAAATGCATTAAATCAGCAAAGTCGTGACTACATGACTAAAAAGACAACTAAGAAAGTAGCAGTAACTACACCTAAGAAACCTGCAACAGTAGTTGGAAGTGCTAAAAAGTACGTTACAAAAACTGTCAACAAAGATTATAAAGTGCAAAAAGGGGATACTTTATCTTCTATTGCTAAAAAATACGGCGTTACAGTTGAGCAACTCAAAAAACTGAACAACCTAACTTCGAACACAATAAAAACTAATCAGGTTATTAAAGTGCCTGTTAAGGTTCAAGTTGAAGTTGATGACAAAGGTGTAACGACTAAGAAAACAACGAAAACAACTACTAAAACACACGCTATCAAGTGGGGAGATACTTTAGGTGGTATCGCTAAGAAGTACGGAACTACTGTTGATGAATTGAAAAAATACAACGGATTAAAGTCAGACACTATCATTGCTGGTCGTACACTTAAGATACCGATTAAAACTGAAGTGGTTGAAATCGTATCGACTAAGACTGTTAAAAAAGCTACACCAACGACATCTAATACTGTAAGTAAAGCATCTACAGTAGCTCAAAAAGTTACTTCTTATATCGTTAAGGCTGGAGATTCTTTAGGATTAATCGCTCAGAAATATAAAACTACTGTTGCAAAAATCAAGTCATTAAACGGTTTGAAGTCTGATTTAATTCATCCGAAACAAAAATTAAAGATACCTGGATATGCATCAGGTGGAATTATCGATATTCCTCAAATTGCATGGATTGCTGAGGGTGGATTTGCTGAGTCTATTATCAGTCATGATCCATCTAAACGAGTTCAACAGCAACGCATCTGGAAAGAGACGGGAGATAGATTAGGATTTGATAATAATGAAGCTATTTTAAGAGAAATCTACGGCGTGTTAGTAGATTCAAGAAACATCCAAGACGACTTTAAAAATAGACCAAATGTTACACATATTAATCCAAGAGATTTAGGTAAAGCAACAGCACCTTTCGTGCAAGATGAAATAGTAAGACAACAATTATTAGCAAACAGGGGGTTAGCGAATGGCAGATAGATTACAAGCCGGTTTTACTTTCTATGACGATCATACAAGTGCATGGGATATGGAAATTGTAGAATATGACTTTCCTACCCCTAAACAGAAAGAAATCAAAGACACCGTTGCTTATCGTGACGGTGCTTATGATTTCTCTTTTTTATATGGTGAACCTGCATATGAAGAACGAACAATAACATTTGATGGTCGTATATACTGCAATGATTTTCAAGAAAGAAGTAATATTATCACAGATATTAAAGCTTGGTTATTAAATAAACCTATGGCTAAATTAACATCTGAAATGTACCCAAATCTTGAATTTATGATGAAGTGTATCGACATAGAGCATACCATCAAATCATATTGTGTTGAGTTCAAAATAACGTTCGTTGGTGAACCTAAAGCAACAAATGTCATTACATTAGAGAAGGTGTTGTAATGTATAAAGTTGATATATATCAAGAAGATGGTTCTAACAGAAAAACGTTGTTAGACCTAAAAAACAAGATTTCAAATGTATTCAGTGCATCACTCGATAAACAAGAAGATAATATTGACTCGTTATCATTGGATGTCATGCATCAATTTATTAAAGATAATAATTATCAGATAAAACCCTACAAAACTTTAGTTGAAGTACGAGACACAAAGAAAAACAAAATAATATTTAAAGGTAGAGTATTAGCACCCGATTCGCAGATGAGTGAGTCAGGTGCTTTTTCTCATAATCTAGTATTCGAGGGTGCAGAAGCTTTTTTACAAGATACCGTTCAAAAGTACTCTTTTGAATTTGATAAGATGCCTGTAGATAATTTAAGGTTAGTTATTGATCATCACAATAGTGAATTACCTAATGAATCATACAAACATTTTCAGATTGGTACTGTAAACGTTGAGAAGAATGTAATTCCTGATGATGGTGGATACCACGAAGAAGAAAAGTATTTTAAAAGATGGGAAGATAAGACAACTTATCAGACCTTGCATGATGACTTAAAAGGTAAATACGGTGGTACTTTTATTTTTGAAGTTACAGACGGGCCAACAATCATCCACTGGTTAAAAGAAACCGGAAATATTAAATCGACTGTTATTGAGATAGCAAAGAACTTAAAAAGCATTCAGTACAAAGTTGATCCCACAGAAATCATTACAAGATTAAAACCATTAGGTGCGACATCTGAAACTGCAAATGGCGATGAATTAAGATTAACGATTGCAGATGCTAACAATGGCAGTCCTTATATTGATATCCCTGAATTAATAGCCGTATACGGAATACAAACAGGAACTGTAGACTTTGATGCATACACACCAATAACGCTTAAAGAACAGGCTCAAAAATGGATTACAGAGCAATATCAGAAGTTAGCGAAGATATCCATTACATTAAATGCATTAGATTTATCATTAATCGGAATAGACCCTGATGATTTTGATTTATTTAATATCCATAGAGTGAAATGTCCCCCTTTAAAGATTGATGAAGATTTAAAAATAGTAGGTATCAGCATTAACTTAATAACACCACATGATAAATCAATAACAATCGGTGAAAAGCAATTAACAATAGCTGAATTGCAGTTGCAAGAAAACATTAAAGTTATTAATAACACTGTACCAGCAATTATCAAAGAAGAAGCACCTAAAATCATTGAAGAACAAGTACCAGGTATGATAGAGAATAAAATAACAGCAACTGTACCTGATTTGATTGACGGTGGAATAACTGATTTTAAAACAAACTCATTAGGTCAAATCATAGAAGACACCATCGACAGTAATAAAACTGAAATTAAGGACGCTGTAGTTAATGGAATCAATTCAAGTACTAATGTCATCAAATCACAAGCATTAGTTGTGGATTATGCGATGATTGATAAATTAATGGCTAATAGTTTGCTGACGAATAGATTAGTTTCAGATGATGCTTATGTTACGAACTTAATGGCTAAACAGATTGTTACAGATAAGATTAAGACAACTGATATTGATTTGAACAGGGCGACTGTGAGAGGTTATGAAAATGCATATGAATATCTTGAACTTAAAAATAATTATCTGAAAAGTGTTGGTAATTACACTAGTTACTATATAACTGGTGAAGCGGAAAACGTCGACGGTTATACATTGATTCAAGATGGTCAAATTCAAATTAAAAACAATAATTATAACCGTTCACTTTATATCAATGATAAGCAGATAACAACTTCACCCACAAACTTACCAAATGCTTCAGGAGTACTTTCATTTTTTGAAAAAGATAGATTCGGTAAATCGAGTGTAAGTTTATATTCATCTACAGGTTCTGTAAGTTTAGAGTCATATTATAGCGAAGTCAATATTCTTTCTCAAAAAGACTTATCAATACGTGGTGGATCAGGTGCTTCTCTTATTTTATCAAATGGTAATATTAGTATGTGGGGAGGAACTGGTATCAACTTATCGTCTGATACTGATATAGTTTTAAATCCTAGAAACGGTTCGGTGAAGTCAGATACTTTCACCGGCAACATGAACGCCAAAACAACTAATTTATTCGCCATGGTGGATAATAGTTTAATGGTTACTGATAGGTATGGCTGGAATGGTGGAAGTCCTGAATATAGAGATATTAGATATAGAGCAGCTAATCCTTCTTCACATGAAAAATATAAGCATGACATAGTGGAATGGAATGCAAATGTGTTAGATGTTTATAGAAATGAGCTGCAGCTATTCAGTTATAAATTCAATCAAACAAGTGAAGATGATAGTTTAAATGGATTGATAAATCACGGTATCGTCATCAGAGAAAATAGTAATGAGGATAAGTTTCCATCTGAATGGCGTAATGGTGACGGATATAATCAGAATGAAGTCGTATTCTGGAACACAAAAGCAATTCAAGAATTAATAAATAAAGTAGACGAACTGGAGGCTCAAGTAAATGGAACAACCACAACGTAATATCGAAAAAGAATTAGGTATCTATCAAGTAGAATACATGCAACTAAAAGCTGAGAATGTTTCACTTAAAGCACAAGTTGATGATTTACAAAACAAACTGCAACAACTTAATAAAAAAGATGAAGCTGTATCTCAATAGAGATATGGCTTTTCTAATTAAAGGAGGGTATCAATGGATATTAATAGTATCAAAACGAAAGTAAAACAACATAAACACATAACCCTTAAACAAAAAGATAATACTAGTCCTATAGAGTTGATTTTATGTGGTGCTGATGGCAAACCTTTAACAAGTCTATCTGGTGCATGTACTATCTCATTACTTGATTTAAACGATAAAGTAGTCAGAAGTAAGATAAATGGTCAAGTTAATGCTGGTGTTGTTAGCTTTGTTGTCACTGACCACTTAAAAGCGAATAAGCACAGTATTGAAATTGATGTTGGTGGACGAAAGTTTCCGTCTGACGGAGATTTTATAGTACAGGTATCAATGAGTCACGAACAGGTTGAATTAAATATTATATCTAACATTACTAAAGAAACAGCTTTACAAGAAGTTTCTCAAAAAGTTCTGGATTACATTACATCTCACCCTGAAGAATACAGAGGAAAGTCAGCATATGAGTTAGCTGTAAAAAATGGTTTTACAGGTACAGAGGCTGAATGGTTGAATAGTTTAAAAGCGAGAATAGAAGAAAATAGTATTGGTTTAGTTCATACACGTTTCAAAAAAACATCTAGCAACATAGCTGAATTAGCTGATTTAGTAAACAATACTTATCTTGATGGAACTAAGGGAACAGAATCAACGTCAACTGTATACAAAACAAGTGATTTCGTGAGTGTGACACCTGGCGATTTGATTTTATTAGCATACGTTAGAAGTTATGCTTTTTACGATGCTAATAAAGTTTATATTAGTGGTGCTGCTAATAACTATTATTTACAACCTTACGTAAGCCCGCATACAGAAGTGCCTTCAAACGCAGCATACATTAAATATTCTGTACAACAGGATAATTATAATCAGTTTGCATTAATAAAAAACGATTACATGTATTCGGATAAACGTAAGTATGTAGTAGATAAACGTTATATTGAAGAAATTTTACTTACTGATATTAAAGGTTTAATTCCGAGTAAAAATTTATTTGACAAAACTAAAGTAGAAATAAACAGATTAATTAAAGCTGACTTAACCATCGCAGGTGGTTCGGGGTATAACGTATCAAGATTAATGCCGTTGGAAGTAGGACAACCATACACTTTCACGAAAGTTCATAGTGTCATTTATTATAATGATAAATTTATCGCTCAAAAATATACTGCAAATCCTACTACTATCACAGAAAACTATCCGTATATACGTGTAAACGTAACAACAGCTAACCTAGATACAGCACAAATTGAAAAAGGTACAGTTGCTACACCTTATGTTCCTTTTACAGAAAAGAAAATACCTGCTGAATTGTTACCTTCAAATTTAGGTGGTGGTACTGCTTATGATCAATCACTTAATCAGTCTGATAACGTAATATTTAATAAAGTTACTGCTAAAGTGATTGAAGCTGATAGCATAATAAGTCCTGCGACATTACCTAAAGGAACATTAGCAAGTCCGCCATCAGGATTAGTTAGTGGTGACATGTGGGCTGATACTACTGACAGTGCTACTCATCCTATTTTAAGGGTGATGATGTGATATGAATTTAAAAGGGATTAGATTAAACACTAGTTTTTTTCCTACATTAGACACTTCTAAAACTGTAGTAAACAAAAATTATAATGGTGCAACTGCTTCATTTAGTCACAACACTGATACAGTCGCTGGAGATTATGTAGAAAAAGAGATAAGTGCATTTAAAAATAATACGGTATTGAGTGCATTTGTCAGTCCATTTTCTTCGATTACTGACGTTGATAATATTAATATCACAGGTGCAATAGAGTTTGGAATATACATTCCTACCGATCGCTGGGCAGACCCTAGATATGCAACTTCAACTGATATTATGGTTAAATATCCATTGATACCTGATTACAACAGTAGTACATGGACACAAGCAAGTATTGACGCTGGTTTTAATGTAACGTTAGGTGCAACAAAAACGACTAAATATCCTAACCATGGACAACAACTATTTGATGTAAGTGGTGGAAAATATGGTTACGATTTGAAAAATAACGTTGTAGGTCAAACAGATGTAACGACACCATTAATTTTATTTATGAAACAGTGGTTTAAAGAAAAATTCAGGTATAATGCTTTAACTGCTTCATATCGGAATGGTGCTAGTGCTATAGAGTATATGCTTAAAGACCATTTTTTAAATGTTCGCAATAGTATCAACGATAATAACACAGATTATTCTTTATCAATGCAAAAATCATCAACAACACGACAAGGTGATATGGATACGACTATGACACGTGAAGAGATACTTAACACCGTTAGAAGCAACTTAGAAACAACGTTATCTACTGGTGGTTGGTACACAGATTTCACACATTGGCATACTGCACCTAAAGGTGAAATAGATGAGTTTTTAAACACTATCACTACAACTACTGGAACACGCAATTTAGCTAAAGTTGGTTATAAAACAGCAACAGAATATAAGGCTCTTGCTGACAATATCGGGGTTGTTGGCGTTAAATCATATAATGATAGTGTTTTAGTTGCAGTTAAGGTTAAAAACGATAAGTTAATTCAAGAAATACAAACAAATTTATTTGTGAATGTTAATTTGACTGATACACCACTAGCAAACAAAGAAATCACTTGCGACTATGATATTTATAAAATCAGTATGAATAACTTTATGATTGCCATACCAGTAAACAATGTAAAAGCGTTACTTTTAAGACAAACAGACAAACCACAGTACAAAACACTCAATAAACCTCAATTAGTATCAAGCAGCAAGACATTAATTAAGACAGATGTTGAAACAAACATCGTTATTTATTCAGTTGCTACTGGGGGCAGTATCAATGATGTGACTGTTGTAACAAGAAGTACAGAATATAAAACGGATCATGTGATTAATCTTTCAGACACCACTAAAGATTATTATTGTGGAATGATTACCAAGAATAAAATGATGAATTTAGTTAAGTTTAATATTTAGACATCTCATTACGAGGTGTCTTTAGATTTTAGAACATACATTCTCTTATCATTTTCTTTTGGATAACGTATATTTAAAAGAAAAAATAAGGGGATGTTGTTTTGGATATTTACGATCAGTTAGTTGACAGTACAGTGAAAATAATTTGTAATAACGGGGAATCCTCAGGAACAGGCTTTTTCTTTAGATTTAATGAAGTGGGAACTTCCTTCATACCTGCAATAGTTACTAATAAGCACGTTGTTGAAAATGCCTATTCTATACACTTAAATTTTTCTTTAAATGATTATTTTAAGGATAAAATTAAAAAGGTAAAGATAGAGAAACTTGATATTTCAAATATTCAAAAGTTAATTATTTATCATGAAGATAAAAATATTGACTTGTGTATTATTCCTATAGGAGAAATAATTCCCTATTTGGATTCATTAACTGATGATTTGCAAATTAATTATTTAGGTTTAAATCTAATTCCTCCTCAAGAAGTATTGGAAGACTTAAGGTATGTAGAGGATGTTATGATGGTTGGTTATCCTAGTGGCATATCTGACGAAAAAAATAATTTTCCTATTTTTAGAAGAGGTATAACTGCCACACATCCAGGGGTAGAGTTTAACGGGAAACCTGAGTTCGTTGTAGATATGTCTATAATTCCAGGGTCAAGCGGTTCTCCAGTATTCATTCTTAACGACAATGGGTACAGAGATAGAAATGGTAATATCGCGATAGGTGGAACAAGATTTTATTTACTAGGAATAAACAAAGCAGTTTTTACTACAAATGCAGAAGGAATAATTATTGAAGAACCATATCCTACTGATTTTAAAGTAATTTCGAGAGTAGGAAATAATTTAGGTCTAATTGTTATGGCTAAAGAACTGTATTATTTCGAGAGAGAAATTAAAAGAAGAATTGAAAGCCAAATTAAATAATGTTAAAAAATCCAACCTCTATCCTCACAGGCTAGAGGTTTTATTATGTGCAAATATAAAACCTATAAACCTCAACCTCTAATCTCAAATGAAGATTAGGGGTTTTTATTATAGATAAATTTAAGTAAAGGAGTGGAATAAATGGAAAAATCAGACGACATTACACCTGATAATTCTAAAATTACGAGGCCATTATCTACGCCTGAAAAACTAACTAGTGCTTCCACTTTTACCTTTGGATTATATTCTTTTGCTCGTGCTTTATTCTGGATCATGGAATCAAAAACAGCTGTAAATGATAGTCCATTATATAAAGCACTGCACCAGGTATATCCTTTATGGATTTGGGGATCACTCATAATGTTTTTTAGTATCTGCTTGATAGCTAGTTGTTTCTATATACCTCACAGATTAACCAGAACAATTTATGATTTATTAGTAATGATAGGTGGGATAGGGCTTTCATTTTTTTATTTCTTCTTAGCAGTTGCAGGCATAAATAACTCAATTAATTGGCTGACACCAATTAGCTTTTTAATCTTGTCAGCTGGTTTGGGGGTAATCGGATTTATAGGTGGTGTTAACTATTTTGGAAAACGAGAAGGTTGAAACTGTTAAAGATTTACACATATTGCATGAACGCGATAAAAGAAAGATTTATAAGTACATTGATGATGTAGATGATAAACATACTGCGAATTATCATTTACTTGATAAAGCAATCACTTTGTTCAGCGAGTCTCAAAAGCCACTTGTAAAATCTTTGAACAATATTGAAGGTCAGATGGTAACGCTTAATGATACGATGAGTGATTTTAAAGATGAAGTGAATGAAATTAAAGGTACTGTTAAGACACATGAGGAATTCATAAGTAAACGTAAAAATGCTAATGACAAAATATTAGTTGCGATAATAGGTGCTTTTGCAACAATTGGAGGAAGCGCTTTAGCATTTGCACAGGTTTTTTTTAAGTAAAGGTGTCTACATTACGTAGATGCCTTTTTATTTTGAAAAGGAGATGAAGGAATGAGAATTAATTGGAGTATCAGACTTAAAAATAAGTTATTCTTAGCAGCAATTTTCAGTTTCATATTAAAGCTAATCAATCAAGTTGCAAGTATCTATGGCTATGATTTATCAGAGTTTTCTCAAGTAGCGAATGACTGGTTTGAAACAATTACAAATGTACTTGTACTTGCCGGTATCATCACAGACCCTACAGTTTTCGGAATGAACGATAGTAACTTATCTATGAATAAGACAGAGCCTACAGCCCCGAATCAAGATTTAACGATTAAAGGAAAGCAAGAGATTGATGACAATACTGAAATACTGGCTGATAACACAGACAATACTGATTCTACAAATAACGAACCACCAAAATCTAATGCGGAGGAATTTTAATTATGAAAATTTTATTAGTTGCAGGTCATGGTAAAGGTTATATGTCTAACGATCCAGGCGCAGTTGCGAATGGTTATAACGAACGTGATTTTAATAGAAAATACATTGTACCTTATGTTGCTAAGTACCTTAAAGAAGCAGGACACAAAGTATATCTTTACGGTGGAACTGAGATGTCACAAGACTTATTTCAAGATAGTGCTTACGGACAACGTACAGGAAACCATACTGACTACGGAATGTACTGGGTAGCACGTCAGGGATATGATGCTGTAGTCGAATTTCATTTAGATGCAGCTGGACCAACAGCTAGTGGTGGACATGTAATTATCGGAACAGGTTTAACACCAGATAATATCGATAAAGGCATTCAAGCAGTAATTAAGAAACATTTGGGTGTTATCAGACCGATTGACCAACGAAATAACTTATTGAATGTTAATCTGGCAAAGCAGTTAGGTGTAAACTACAGACTTGTAGAACTAGGATTTATCACTTCAACCAAAGATATGAAAGTGTTAAGTACTAACTTCAAAGCTATAGCACAAGATTTAGCTGAGGCTATTATTGGTAAAGAGATAGTAAATAAGACTGTACAAAAAGCACCAGTCAAAAAGAAACCCGTAAAAAAGTAACAGGGGATGTTGACTACCATATCGTAAAAAATGGAGAAAATTTATGGTCAATATCCCAGAAATACAACTTAACTGTGTCTAAGTTGATGTTACTAAATAATTTAACTAACGATCTAATTCGTGTTGGTGATAAACTGAAAGTAAAGTCTACTAAGAATGTAGCTAATGTTAAGAAGAAGGCGCCAGTTAAAATAAACACTAACAAAAAGATTGCACGATTAACTAAGGATGAAGCAGTCAAATATTTATGGAGTATGAAAGGTAAGTATATAGACTGGGATAATCGCTTTAAACTTCAATGTTATGACGCTGCAAATGCATATTGGCATTCATTATTCAATCATTCATTGAGTGGGATGTATGCTAAAAATATTCACATTGATAACAGAGCGGTACTTCAAAATGAATCAGAAATAATTATTTATGATGGTAAGCGTAAACCTCAAAAAGGGGATATGCTTATTTTTTATTATCAAATTTACGGAAGTATTGCAGGTCATGTAGCAATGTGTTTAGATGCTGGCGAAAATGGCATGACAATAATCGAACAGAATTTTGATGGTACTGGAAAAATGCCATGTACTGTTAGAACATGCAATTTCTTTGGCTTAATTGCGATTGTTAGACCGAATTTTAAATAATATGATATAATAAATTTATTCGTGGTAACCAATCCGCTTTCAGTCTACGCGACTGACGCATTCGCGGTAACCAATCCGTTTGATTACTGATTGAGCCTAGCCATATACGTCTGGCGGGCGTAAAATAACCCTACTTATCATTTGATAGGTAGGGTTTTTTGTGTTATTGTAATGATAGAAAAATAATCGATATACCTATCTAGTCGTTTTGGATATCACTAGATGGGCTTTCTTTTTGTTCAATATATTCTCTTATCTCGATTACAAATAAATTAACCATCTCAAAAATTTCTTCCAGAAATAGTATGACTGGTTTATTGTTGTAATCAAAGTACAATTCTTCGTTCGAACTCGTTATTCCTAATTCTGAAACATCTAATTCTCTACCATCTAAGGATATTCCAGAAGCAGTATTATTATCTTCAGTAATTATTGTACAATCTTCGAATATTATGTTTCCGACTTTATTACTAATATTATGAGAAGTGATTTTGGTATGAGCATTAATTGATGCGTGTTTCTCATCATTTTGCATAGTATTAAATTCATAATAAATATTATTTTTAGTTTGTAAATTATAATATATTTTTACTAATCCCTCATCATCACTCCCTAATTTTTCTTTTATAACATTTTTGTATTTTTTATAATTTTGATTTGGATATTTATGAGGGATATACCCGTTAACATTTCTTCCTTTTAACCCATTAGATTTTTGAACAGCTTGTGTAGCGTATTCCATAGGTGATTTCATCAAATTGAGCATTAAATTAATGAATATTTGATGCCCTATAGTATAATTAGTAACAGTTTTTAAAACTTCAATATTTTTTTGTGCATAATCTAATTTAGCAAGTGATTGACCATACCAATCTAGTTCTTTTAAGAGCATCATGAAATAACCTCCAATGAAAGAACGTTATTAATTTGTGAATTCACTAATATATATTTATTTGTATCTGTTAAATAAACAGATCTTTGATCATCATGAATAACCTTATCAATATTTAAAGTCATAATAAAGTTGTCTATTTTTCTTTTATCTTCTGAAGTGAGTTTTAAAATTAATCTTGGAAATTCATAATCAAAAATATATTCGAATAAAATGTACATAAAATTCCTCCTTTAAGTAATATTTTATCATACAAAAAGATTCTAGTGATATTATAGGTTATTTTTATGGCTAAATAGCCGAAATATTGATAATTCGACTAAATAACCGAAGTGATGTATAATTAGGGTATGGAAAACCACATGTAGAGCAGTCGGCATGTGTACCATCTTGATAGGTGCGAACGTATGCGCACTTCTTGATGAGTGGTTATGTAAAAAGGCGCAACGTTTCGGCTTTGCGTTTAGAAGTTAGTTATTATGCATGATAACTACTTAGGATTTGCGTTACTGCTGGCGTAAATGTGAGGAGGTTATCAATGTCCTCACCAATACATTGACGGGTAACCAACCCTGGCACTCACTTTGTGGGTGCTTTTTTATATCACTTCCACAATAAACTTAAATTCCAACTTTCTTTTCTCTCTTGTATAACAATCAAACACTTCTACTAATTTCTCATGTTCAAGTATCTTTTCAATTACAACATCTAATTCATGTATCTGATGATCTTCAAAGTATTTAACGATACATGCTGAAGGGAACATAGCATAATGATGTATTTTAATATCAATCTCTATCAACTGTTCATCTGAAAGGTAAGGCATATATTGATATGTCTGTGATTTTATTTGTCGTCTTACATCTTCATATTGTTGTGGCATTGTAGCAAATGGAGCCCATTTAATCATACCTCGACCTTTAGGAATATTACGTTCCAGGTATTGAACGGGTATATTTTTGTAATTAGTTTCTTCTATTATATTGTTTGGTACTTGTGGATGGTGAGGATTAAGATTATGATACTTCATTTTACAACCCAACTTTTATATATAATGCAATAAACTTTGTCAGGTTCATTCTCAATGCCTTCTTCAATAATGATATTAATTGGTAATAAAGAAACTTCTTGTTGATTTGATTCAGTAATTAAATCATCTTTATATAACATATGATAAATTTTTGTTTTTGGATCAATTTCATTAACCTCTCTTAATTCAAACTTTCTTTCTTGATATTCATCTTTAATGGTTGAATAAATAGTTTCATCAATTATTGTACATTTTAAATTATTCAATTTAATCAT